TTGCAGAGAAGGATTTGCCTAAAGAGCCTAGCCGTGATTTTGTAACTATGCATCAGCATACATACACAGAACAAAAAGAGGAAATCCAAAATGCAATCCGTATCCTCAAGATGACAGATGAGGAAGTAGTTAATACTTCAACATACAACGCAGTTGCTCGTTATCTCTAATTAGATAATAAACGACCTGAGTATGTCGCTAAACTGCTCAGCCTTACCCCTTGCGTTTCACGCTATGGTTAGCAAGGATCCCCTAGGGGTATGGCACTATTTGTCAGTGCACTAAAGTACAATTGAATTAAACAAACTAACAGAAAGAAGGCCCCCAATGGAAACTCCATTCGCAGCAACACTAGTAGACATCAAAGCAACAGAAGATTTTCTTAAGTCAGAAATTGCAAAGAAAGATGAGCGTATTGCTAATCTTGAATCACATATCTCAACGGTAACCCAACGATCATACGGCGAAGCAGCAGAACGTTCACGCATGCAGAATGAAATGCAAGAGTGGACCTTGGAGCAATTGAGTGACGGTACCATTTCAGAAAGTACTGCACAAGAAATTGCAGATATTTGTGGATTTGAACTAACAAAAGAATTTGAATTAGAAGTTACAGTTCAATATTCAATTACAGTCAATGCACGTGATGAAGAGGAAGCAATGAATTTAATTCACGAGATTGATTTTGATTCAGTGTCTGAGCCACAGGGTGTAACTTACTTATCATCCAACGTTGACCGTATAGATATTTAGTAGGGGGCTACTAATAAACCTGAGCATGTTGTAAAACTGCTCCTTCACCTCTTCCGCAAAATGCGGACCGCCCTGTGTGACCAAGATCACAAAGTGAGTTACGACACAATTAAGAAATGTCCGATTTGCCCTATGTTTACGTATCCTGATTTGCATTTGTCAGTCTGTCCTGTTATACTTAAATCTCAACAACAAAAAGGAGAAAACTCATGGCACATGAACTAGAAACACAAAATGGCGTAGCAAGTTTTGCATCATTTCGTGAACCTGCTTGGCATGGATTGGGTACCGTTTTCACAGAGGAAAAAACAACAAAAGAAATGTTAGATTTGGCTAACCTTTCTAATTGGAATGTTCGTCTTGAAGATTTGGAAACCCCCTCACATCTCACAAGCGATAAAAACTATCAGTACGTTTTGCGTACTAACCCTACAGATAATTCACAGACAGACATTCTTGGTGTCGTAGGTGAGCGTTATCATGTTATGCAGAATGAAGATTTATTTTCATTTGGTGATAACATTCTAGACGGTGGTGGACGTTGGGAAACTGCTGGCTCAATCAAGGGTGGACGTGTTGTATTCGGTGCATTAGCACTAGAGCGTGAAACTATTCTTGACCCAAATGGTGTTGCAGATAAGGTAAAGACTTATTTGCTCATCAACACATCACATGATGGCTCGATTGCAATTCAAGCGTCAATTACACCTGTTCGTGTTGTTTGCGCTAATACTCTCAATCTTGCACTTAACACTACTAAGAAAAAGAATGGTGTCAAGCAATCTTTCAAGATTCGCCACACTCAGACTGCTGCTGGTAAGGTACAAGTTGCTCGTGAGACTCTTGGCATGGCTCATAAGTACATGGATTCTTTTGACCTTATGGCTAAGGCAATGATTGAAACAGAAGTCAATGCTAAGCAATTCAACGACATCATTCTTGCTGCATACCCTAAGCCTGATAAAGATGCTAAGGGTGCTTTCAAGAAGTGGGAAAACAAGGTTGATGTTATTAACGACATCTACACAGGCGAGTTTAACGGAATGATTGCTGGTAACGCATGGGGTGCTTTCAATGCACTAACAGAGCGTTTAGATTGGTACCGTTCTGCTCGTGGTGGTTCTAACGAATCTATCCTTGCATCTGCAAGTGGTTTTGACCCTGCAATTAACGCAGAGAAAAATCGTTTGTTGAAAGTTGTGCAAAGCACTTTGCAAATTGCATAGTTAAAAAAAATCCTGAGCAAGATTTAAAACTGCTCACACGGTCCGTTAGAATAGTTGGTTAGTTCGCTACCCTGTCACGGTAGAGGTCACGGGTTCAAGTCCCGTACGGATCGCAAAAATGGGGCGGTCACAGTTTTCAAAAAATGTCAAACCAAAATTCTATTAAGAAGGACTTGTATTTTCCCCAGTTCTAGGGTAGAATTAATCTATGACCCAAACAATGAGAACGATTGACGAACTAGTCAATGAGATGTACATGGACAATGAGCAACATCTCGAATACATGGAAAATATGAACGGTGGAGATTGTGATTGTGCAATCCACACTACCTTGAATACAATTGTCAAATACTGGTGGGATGAGGAGAACTAATGTTAGGATATACTAAAATAGAATTAGATGAAATGATTGACTCAGTTGGTACTGCTCATGACTACACAACAGATGAAACTGTTTCTGATGGTTTGGCTAAGACCTATGCATTTCTCCAGGGCTTATGGGCAGAAGGGTATTTTGACTAATGACTAGAGAAGATATGATTGTAGTATGTGAGGAATCAATTGATGCCCTGGAAGAGATGCGTGCTTATCTAGTTAATAACTATGTGACTAGTATCACACCCTCAGAAGTTGTAAAAATCAACTCAAACCCTTATAATTAATATATGGACCTAGAAACCTTTAAGCAATACCTAAACCTGCACCTTATAAGTCTTGAACAAGACCTTGAAGAAAACCCTGCTTCTATCCATGTGGTAGATATCGAGGGACAAATCTATGCTGTTAAACATTTAATCGAGGTAATCAATGAGTAAGTATCCTTTTATACCTGAGCACCTTACGAAAGCATTAGAAGACACCTCTATTCCATTGATTGATCTAATGCACAGTTGGCTTAAAGTAGAAATGCTTGACTGCGAGGAAGCAATGAAAGATAATGCTGATAGGTATTTAGAAGGATATATGGAGGCCTTGACAAATGCCTATTGCATGACCTATAATTTATCTATAGACAGAAAACACATAGAGGAGACCCAATGACCCCACAAGAAATGTTGCAAGACATGATTGACGATGCTTGGAAAGAGTACAAGTATTCATTACAGGAACAGGAAGAAAAGCCTGACAACCATGATGTAGCACTAGAGTGCTCATTTGCAGAAGGCTATGCAGAAGCACTATCAGTTGCCCACTTCCTAATCTTTGATGAGCAATACGATGCCAAATAATTTTATTGAACTTACTATGGAAGAGTGGGAAGCCACTTACAAGCCTATCGATAATCATCTTGATACTAATGCCTCCTTTGACGGTCTTATGTTTGAGACCTATGGTAGTGAGGTAGAGTTTGTTAAGTCTCAATCCCCTGACAAAATTTGGATGTTTGGAGACGGAGACGACGGTGGCCTATACATCTGGTCTGGCTGGGGATTTGTAAATAGACTAGGATACTTCATCACAGATGTGCCGTGCCCACCTGATACAAATATTCAGATAATGGTTGCAGAGCCTGACTTGACATGTGAACTATGCGATGAGATAATTGAAGAAGATGAACCCCACCAATGCGAGGAGAAGTAATGCCACTATACACAATCATAGCCAAAAGAGAAACTATCTATGAATTTAACTTTGAGGCCGAATCTGAAGAAGAAGCCATTGAAGAAGTGAATCGTATTGAACTCAATGAGGATGTTGAGGAATATGCATTCGATTGGTACCCACTAGAAATCACAGACATTGAAGAGGAAGAGGAGTTATCATAATGGGAGCCCGTATTAACTACGTATTTAAAGACTCAGACGCACATCCTGCAGTAGTACTCTACAGCCACTGGGGTGAGACAGAATGGCAACGGGACCTAGCAATGGCCCTGGAGCATTCAAAGCCTAGGTGGTCAGATGACTCATATGCTACACGTATGATGATTAGTTATCTTATTCAGGATTCCGTGCTAGAGGAGACAGGGTTTGGTATCTATGCAGTCAACGGTCCTAACTACGAACTAGGAGACATGACAGTCATTGTCGACCTACTACATAAAACTGTATACGAGCACGGCTCAGATGTTAAAGTAAACTGGGCTTCATTTGTAGCAGCATACGCACCAAGTTTAGTTGATCAGATCTAGGTATTGGGTCACCTAGATTAATAGGGTGGAAGGGGCAGGCGTGGGGCTTGCTCTTTCCCCCACTTTTTGATACAATGAATACAAGGGAGAACTATGCGTGTAAGTCGTAGAACAACAGAGGAAGAAAAGGTTGCCATGAAGTTAGGCAACATGGTATCTGACCTGCGTGTAGATTTGGAATTAGTCGGGGAATACTTGGCAAAATCCCAACCCCATGTAGTGTATAATCGTTTACAGGTAATAGCAGAGTCAGCCAAAGAAACTAAGGAAGGTACTAATTATGCTTACAACAACCTTTGAGAACAAGGCACTAATCTTAGGACAGTTATGGATTCACTACAAAGGAGATGACGAAATGTCAGACTTCTTTGAATACAATGACTTAGGCTTGCCACTTGCTTTTGCATTTGCCGAGGGTATCATTAACCACACACCAACACTAGAGCAATACATAAACGAAACATTTGATTTGTTGCTTGAAGGTTTGGATGTTGAGGATACAGGGTTTGAAACACTTGATGACTTAATGGGCGACGAGGACTAGGCTTTCCATTCTGGCCCTGCGGGGCTGGAACGGGGCGGTGCCTATTTCAAACCATCAAACCTTATTACGAACCAAACCATAATTTCCCCAAACCAGGACATTACGAACCAAACTTTATTTTCCCCAAACCTTATATCATATCAAACCAGGTTTGTCAAACCATGTTATAATTGTATTATGAGTCCTAAAAGCCATTTTGCAGATTATGCTAAAAGAGATCCAAAAGGATATAAAGCCTTCTCTGATAACATGTGGAATTCTTTTGTTACTGTTACTCATGCTATAGGTTTGTCTCATTTCTTTTCTTTTACCCCCGATTTTTTGCAGGGGTCAGATGAAGAGGCAAAGTCAGGACACTTCTCAGAGGGCGAAATCCCAGGGGATAAAGAGTTAAAGTACACACAATTAACCCTATGGTAATAACAAACCATATATCCTGGTTTCTAAATATTTTTAAATCTTTTTAAAATAAAACATTACGATTATCCACATTTTTCCCCAGATTTGTGGATTTTTTTATATGGTTTTAAGGTTTGACAAACCATTATATCTGTGGTATCATCCAAAATCGGGGTTTGAGGTTTGAAGGTTTGGGGTTTGAAGGTTTGGGGTTTGAAGGTTTTGTGATAGCCTGCAAAACCCGCCAGGGATTACGACGCCCTCTTTAAAAGTGCTCACTAACCCACTATCCTCCACTTTGCTCCACTTCTAGACTATTTATTTAAATAATCAGTAAGATTAATCTGTGGATAAACTTGTGGATAAGTTCATTTTTAATGCTTACTTACATGTGGATAACTGTTCATCTTGATGTGCTATCATAGACATATGACAACAATAATCGCTATAGCACTAACCTGGTATGCCACAAAGGTATACTATACAAAAAGTCTCACAATTAAAATGGTAGACAAAGATCCCACTATGGGCCATATCAAATGTTCAGGATGCTCTCAAACCATCTATACAAATAGAGATAACTTCAGAGTTCCATTCTACTGCATAGCCTGTGGATAACCATAAAACCGACGGTATCCACTCTTTCGTGAGATAAGGTATAATTAAACCATGACTGGACTTACATGCTCCATATGTGGAAATACCAACGCAACCCAAGTAACTACCTCTGGCACATACTGTGTATCCTGCTATGCCAGATACCATAGGAGCAACAATGCTTGATGTCCTATGCTTTGACTGTGGGGTTATGTTCCAAGTACCCTATCAAACCAAGAACCCTACAAAGTCTTGCCCTAAGTGCTATAAGGTATTGTAGTACTAGGGATTATGATCCTTTCTTGACATCCCCCGCAAAATCTGAGATACTTGGTTTATGAGATGTAAAGCCCTTACCAAAAAGAAAACCCCTTGCAGCATAGATGTTGAGGATTTTCGCAAAAATGGTTTGTGCCATGTCCATGACCCTAATGGAAAGTTTAAGATACAGCAACGAAATAAGGGATGGCAAGACCATACAGTCATTGGTGAATGTGACCATAAATGGTATATGCGTGATGTAGGCATTCAATGTAGCAAGTGCTTTGAGGTTTGGTCAAACCCTGATGTATCCTAACTGTGGAACCTATGCTGGCTATCGCAAACACCATAACCATAAGACTAAACCATGTGTTGAGTGTTTGAAAGCGTCCAGTGTCTATAATAGATTACGATATGCCAAAAATAATCGCCGTTCTGTGACAGCCAAATATCGTGCTTCAAACCTTGATAAGGTAAGAGATAGAGAACGATCTAAAAACAGAAGACGCAGAGCAAAGATTACGAACGACTATAACGAACTCCAGGTTATATCTGTTTATGGGATTGATTGTTATATATGTGGTTTAGAGATTGATTTTATGGCTCCCCGAAAATGTGGGGTCAATGGTTGGGAGCAAGGTTTGCATATTGACCATGTTGTTCCTATTGCAAAGGGTGGCTCAGACACATTGGAAAATGTTAGACCAGCACATGGTTTGTGCAATTTAAGGAAATGGGCAAATGAAGGATAGTAACCACTATTGCCCTTTTAGGGCATAGGGAGGTTTATTACTTCTATTTTGCGCCGAACTTTAAAGACTTTACAACTTTTCGCCGAATGGTATAATTAAATAATGGATAACCTTGACGACTATAAGCCAAACACGAAGATCAAGAAACCAACCTCAGAGTACTCCATTGTCACAATTCCAAGATCAGGGTCTCACTATCTTCAGAATAGGATTGAGCAGCATACAGGGATATATGTTAAAAAAAGTCATGAGTTACAGAATAATAAAATGATAACGATAGTAAGAGATCCAGTAGACTTTTTGTCTTCTTATGTTGCTATGGATGCTATTTATTATAAAAATGGCAGTATTGAAGATTTTTTATCTGAACCCAGGAAGTACTGCTTTTCTGATTGGTTTACTCAAAATGATATGGATATCGTTGATAATTTTGACATTATAGTAAAGTATGAATCTTTAATAAATTCTCCATTTGAAACAGTAAAAAAAATAGCAGAAAAAATGTCAATTGATATAATTGAAGATAGATATAAAAGTAATTTGGTAGATAAGCCATATAGAAACCATGTAGTATCTAGTAAAAATATCAAAGAATATGAAAAAATAAGGGAGATAGTAAAAGAACAAGATCTTTCAAGGACTTACGAAATTTACAATAGTTTCTTAGAAAAGGCAATATAGCATTAATCCAAGGCTATAGTCATGCCAACTTAGTAGATCAGGTTATAGTGTATAATGGTTATATGGCATACATGATAAATAACAAGCCCGTCGGCAATAATCCTGAAGCAATTGAAAGAACTGAGTCGTATCATAAATTTTTAAATAAACTGGGCAACTCTACAAAAAACATTGTGACTATTTCTAATTTCTTAAAAGAAGAGGAAATATCTTATTTGATGGAAGGACTAGAAGAAAGAGCCTCTCATCGTTTTGTTTCTCAAAAAGGTCCTAATGGAGAACCATTAACCTATATGCATAAGTATGATGGTCTACCTGATAAGTATAACCTTATAAGTAGAGTTAAAGATGAAATTGAAAAAGCATATAAACTAGGGGATATCAAGATAGCAGAAAAAGAAGACTTTTTGGGTGTTGTTCACTGGGAGACTGGATCTTATTTAAATACTCATGTAGATGACCTTGGTTATGTAACAGAGAATCACTTGCCAATTATTATTTATTTAAATGATAACTATGAGGGTGGAGAGATTAAATTTGAAACGCACAATCTTTCTATTAAACCAAAGACTGGCGATTTAGTTATATTCCCTGGAAATATGCATTACGCTCATGAAGTTACAAAGATTTTATCTGGAGACAGATACACCTTGCCTATTTGGTTTACGGTAGTGTAAAAATGAACGATGAAATAAAAAAAAGAAAACTGCTAGATGGTTCTGAGGTTAATGATTACGACCATCCAATTGATCTAATACTACATACAAAAGCACCAGGTAAGTGGAAGTTAATTGATCTTGAAACAGGACAAGAATACCTTGGTTCAGAAATATCACATGAAAGTTTTGCAGAAATACTAAGAAGCAAAGTTTCCTATTCAAAGATAGGTTCTTGGTTTAAAACTAAAGGAAGAATAAATAACAATGGAAAATAACAATAAGCCTATAACATTTCACTGGATGTGGAGAAGACACTGGCAGATAAACGACAGCATTGAAAACCTAGACCTTCAGGGAATTCTTGGCATGGCACAAGAATTAGATGGAGCCAATGTGAAATCTGTTTTGCTTCCATACGGCCCAGGAGGTATTGATTTTTCATTAGTTATAAAAGAGGCATTAGAAAAAACAAATCAACTAATAATGACAATTGCACTACCAGCATACGGAACAAGTCCTGACTATGCTGCTAAGATTGTTGATACCTTAAATAAGTTTGCACCTGGAAGAATTGGTGTAAACCTTGTTTCTGGAAGATGGGGAGATGAAGGAAACGATAAGTCTGAGAAAATAGTTATAGATCATTACATGCACGACCCATCACTTATCGATACTCTTGCAAAAAGAGTTGCTATCTCTGCAGTTTGGATGGACAAGTTTATGGATTTGATGGATGCTCATCAGCACAAAACCCATATGGCAGTTGTTGGCTCGTCAGATACAACAATTGGAATAGCAAACAAACATTGTGAATATATTTATGTTGATGATAATCTATTGTTTAGAGACCAGTTTAAAAAGATTGATCTAGATAAGGTAAAGCCAATAGTTATTATTGACCCACTTATTACGACCCATCCAGACGATGAAAAGCATGTTAAGTATGACAAGAATGCCCCAGTTAGACAGCAGAATCATTTAATAAAGGGAAAATTGGTTGATGTTGTTGCACAAATAAGAAATCTATCTCAGCAATTTGGAATTTATGATTTTATGATTCATACTGATCAAGAAGATATTAGCAAGTTGTTGGATATGGTAAAAAACTTTAATGATATTGTGGTGCCTGAAGGAAATGTCATTGGTTATTCTGACCTAACAGTACAAAACTTTAATAATATTGGAAGTAATCCTAACAACATAAAAGTGTTTGAGAATTATCTAAGCAAAGAAGAGTGTGAACATATTATAGGACTTATAAATAGTACAGAAACAAGCAATAATCGTCCTTTGCAACCAGACAGTTTTGGAAATCCTACGCTATCCTTATTGTATTATGATTCACTTACCTATTCAGAAAAATATATACCTGGTATTCAGTCTATCGTAGAAAAAGAATTTGGTGTAAAACTAAAGCCAAGAAATTCTCGTTTTGCTCAATGGGTTCATAATAATAGTCCAACTATACCAATAGATGACATGGGTCACAAAGACTCAAATCATATGGCAGGTTGGGTTTATTTAAATGATGATTATGATGGTGGAGGTTTGTCATTTATTAATCAGGGATTATCACTTAAGCCAAAGGCTGGTGATTTGGTTATATTCCCTGGAAATCCTCACTATTGGTATCATGTAGGACCAGCAAATGGTTCAAGATATATAATGCCAATCTGGTTTGATTTTGTTTGATGGTATAATAATTAAATGAAAAAGTCTAAATGTTTTTTTTGTGATAAGGATGCAACACATTACGACATAGTAGTAAACCACGCCGACTATGTAGTAGCAGATGTTTGCTTAGATCATCTTTCCATGGGCCTTGTATCGTAATATGTCCGATATAGCAATTGTCACATACCCTAGATCTGGTGCAAACTATTTATCAAACCTACTGCTAAATAACTTCAGGCAAGAGATAAACTATTTTCATATTCCTGAGAACCCTGATCGCTTTATTATAACTGTTGTACGAGATCCTTTTGAATCAATTCACTCTCATGTTACTATGAGAAGGCATTATCATCCAAATGAAGAATATAGCAAAAGATATAATAATGAGTACAAAGATATGTACAATTTTTTATATGAAAATGCAAGTATTATTATTAAATATGAAGACCTAATAGCGTTTCCAGAAAAAGTATTGTTAAAAATTTCTAATGATCTTCAATTTCAAGTAAATCCATTAGACATTTATGTGCCTGTAACAGCAGACAACAGAGAAAATACATACTTAAGATCAAGCAAAACCTCTTCAGAATACAAGAAGGAACATTTTAAAATGGAAGACATTTTAGATTGTTATGAATCATACAAAAAATTGTTATCAAAAGCATTTGACTTGACCAAACCCTGACTTTGGTGTATACTGAATATATGATTCAATGGATTACTGATTACGCACACTGGGTACTTGCCTGCATAGGTGTGTCTGGTATTTACTTTGTAGGCAAGAAAACTCTTTGGGGATGGTTTGTTTTATTGTTCAATGAGTGTTTGTGGATAGCCTATGCTTTAGTAACGGACCAATATGGTTTTATCTTTGCAGCAGTAGCCTATGGTGCTGTGTACATTAGATCTTATCTTCACTGGAGGAGAGATGCTTAAGCATTACGATATCCCTGATCCTTTCCAAACCTTTGTAGCCAAGAAGTATTCTAATGCCAAAGGATATGTTCATGACTTCTTTACTGGTGAATGGTCTTATAAGTGTGCTTGTAATGAGATGCTTTATGCTCCATCCCGCAAAATTATGACAAAGATTAGATTATTTCACACACGCAACGAATGTCTTGGAGGATGGTAATGGAATTAGGACAAATGCTACTTAGCAATACTCCCGTACAGACTTATGATGCTAATTGGGCTACAGAAGGTCTTAATTTAATTGCAGAAGTTATTGCTGAGTACCGTGGAGATAAATATGGCAAGTATGGCTACTCAAACCTTCTAACATCAAACTCTGGCGATCCAGAATTTATTAATGATGTATTTGAGATGCGTACTTATTGCTGGTGTGATTCAGGATGGGAAGAATATGAGGGTCCCCATCCAGATGGATGCCCACCAAATTTTGTGTACAAGAAAAATGGTTTAGTTATTACTTGGTATAAGCATGCCAATCGTGGTATAACTGCGAATATGAAATATCCAGGGGCTAAGAATTGGTCTAAGGCTGTAATGACATGCATTGAGAGCATCAAGTAATGCCTATCCATGTTCCTATCTATGTTAACCAAACTTTAATTAAAACTTACACCATTGGAAGAGTCTCAGGGGATACAAACCCTGACTCTATCAATACTTATTTAATTACAGAAGATGACTTTCCTTGGGAGACTGGTCAAATGTTTAATCATAGGTATGGAGACAGCATTGAGACTTGCGTAACTAAGGGTCTTAGTGCTATGATTAATACATGAAAATAGGTCCATATACATTACGCAAACCATGGGTTAAGTATGTTAACCTTGAATTAGATATTGATGAGCAACTAACACGAGCAATAATGAATTCAATTAGATCAGATATTGTAGCAGATATTATCTCTTTAGATCTTTGTGATATAGATTGTGATGTGATTCACTACCTTGAAAAAACGGCAAGAGCATGAGATATTTTACAAAGGGCTGGATAAAGTATGGTGTCTGTGATGGCTGGGGTTTTGCAATTGAGTTCTATCCAAGAGAAAGATTTCTTAGCATTACTTTTATACATTGGTATTTAATTATTGAAAGGAATTATAGATGAGTGCAGACAACTATTATTTAGTTAGAAAACATCCAGCAGGTGGATTTACATATGTTATGGGGTTTGCTTCAGATGTAGATGATGATGGTGAAGAGATTATTCCAGAGGCTACTCTTGACGATCCCCGCTTTGATACCAAGGAAGATGCAATGAATGCATGTATCCATAAGTATTCAGAGTATGGACATGATTACCACTGGGAGACATGCGATAACCATAATGTTGAATTTTTATGGTGTGATCAATGCGGAGACTGTGATGAATATTGTGAAGAATGCGATTACTTTAAGGGGCATTTATAATGACTGATAGATTACAGAAAAAGATTAACGATAAGCAAATACACTTTATTGAAGATGGAATACCAAGTCGGTGGGATGAGAAATCAATGACACACGATGAATTGCTAACTTTACTTTATGCTAAGTCAGATAGTGATGAAGTTCACGCCCTTTGTGCAGTAGTAGAATTGCATCACGAACATACCTCTGGCTCAGGTGATATTTATTGCTACAACTGCCAACAAAAATACCCTTGTTTGACTATTAAGGCTATTGAGAAGGAGTTAGGATGACAATTAGTTGCCAAGCAAAACCCTGCGAACTAGATTCTATTCCTTTGATGAACTTCTGTGAGGGTCATCAAGAATGGGCAGAGGCTATTGAATTTCAAGCCTTTGATAAAGGCGAGCAAACTGGCTATCGTAATGCAGAATACATTTGGCGTAAAGAAATTGCAAAGCAAATGCGAGAAGGATTTCCTCATCCATCCGAAGAAGCAAAATCCTGGGCATATGCCTATGCAGAATTAATTGAGAAGGAGTTGGGATGATACCTTCTATTGAATCTATTAGTTTTAATATTGGTAAGCCTAAGCGTAAGAAAAAAGATGAACTTGAGTTTACCGTCAAAAAACAGGGAGAAGAGGTTTGGCTATACTGTAAGGTATGCGAATCAAGTTATTCTTACGATATGTTTGAAAATGACAAAGAACATTTTTTAAAAATACATAATTTTTATCATAGAAAAGTTGCAGAAAAGGGTAAATAATGACACATGATGAACTACTAAAAAAAGTACAAACAGATCACGAAATAACTAAGTATTTAAATCATGGTGTAATTAACGGTGATATAACAATCAATACAGCAAGACAACATTGGTTTCAAAGCAATGCACTTCTTGCAGTAGTGGAATTACATAAGCCTGTTATGCAATGGAGTGGAGGCTATGACGGAGAAGACAATCCATTATATGCAGAGCAGTGCAGTGATTGTTCAGGCAATGGTTTTACACAAGAATATCCCTGCCCAACTATCAGATCTATTGAAAAGGAGTTAGCATAATGATAAATAAAGATGAAAACACATTTAACGGTTTAATTAATTCAGGAGTCTTTAATGCAGATAACAAACTAAACGTAGTTGCTGGAGATGTTAATACATGCCATAAGTGTTTAAAGGTATATCCATATGGTAGAGATCACTGGTGTGAAGATGGAACTGTAATAGCACAAAGTAACATTGCTATGGTTCAAGATTGGAGTCCACAAGGACATTCAACTGAGGCTTATTGGCGTAAGCGTATTGCTGAAGAGCAGAAGTTAGAAAAGATTAGAGAACTTGCCAAGAGTTTAGCAGATACTGACTACCGTGGAAATCCTCCAGTAGAGCATTATATTGCTAAAAAAATTCTTGACATCTTGGACAACTAAGGAAGTTGTATGAAAATTAATCGTGGCAAACAAGTTGCAAGTTACTCTATTGGATTCTATGCACATAACTGGGCTTACCCTATTGACAATGAATGGGAAGTTGGGCTATACTTGTTTAAGTGGTATATAGGAGTGGAGTTATTTAAATGATACATGATAAAGATTTAACAAAAGGAATGCTTAAGGGGGTGGCAGTTACTGCTTTGATCTCGCCAGTATTTGGTATTAGTTTTATAGTTTTATTAGCATTTCCCATTACCTGGGCAATTTTTCAAGGTATTTATAACTTAGAAAGAGTAGATAATGACACACAATGAATTACCATTTCCTACTGTATTTCAATGCCTTCACATTTTTAAGCGTTCAAATTGTGCTGGGTGTTACCCACCTCAGTATCAGTTCAACTATGAAACCCCAGTAGATTTACCACCACCATCATCAGGTTGGAGTTTGTAATGAAATACGAATATTATTCACCACCTATGGGATATGATGGGATTGTTGCTACTCAGGGAGAAATTATTAAAGAATATATTATTGGAGAATGGCAGGGTGATTATGTATACCTGCTAAAAAATGGTGAAAAGTTTGGCTTTACTGTTATTGGATATGGATCATGTTCTGGCTGTGATGTCCTGCAAGGCTGTGAAAATGATGAAGAGTTTAATGAATTAAAAGAAGATGTCATTAAAGGAATTTTTTGGGGAACTGCAGAAGAAGTAAGAGATTATATTACTAATAATAATGCTAATCGTTGGTACTACACTGAGCATGACTGGAAGACTATTAGACGAGAACTAAAAGCAGAATTGAGAAAGGCTTAAAATGAAAGCAACAGTTTACAAATCAAATGAATACATGGGTTGGTTTTGGAGAATTAATGACAAGAGTGGAACTGTAGGATGGTATGCACTTACCAAATGGGGTGCAATTTGGTCTGCAAAACGGTATATGAAAAGAGCACAAAGATCAGCACCAAGTTTTGAGATAGAACTATGAAACAGCGTAAAGAAACATATTCACAAATTGAACCACCTGCTGAATTAATCAGGGTAAAAATTGAGAAGGACTGGAGATATGGCAAGCATGCTATGTTTTGGGAAGTTCAACAGTTTAATCAAGAACTATCTAATCGCTACAATGAAGTTTACTATAGCAGGATGGGTAGGGGTGGGCTTGCCTATACAAAACTTGGTCTTAAATTTGCAGTGTGGAAGAAGTTAAGAAAAATGAAACACGGTTCCTCTACTAATTATTACAATACTAAACTAAATCATATTAAGGAATCAGAATGAATGAAGCAGAGTTTGACCAAGAGTTTGATGTTGAAGACATTACGAATGCAATAGTTAATCAGGCTAAGGCTGATGTTAAATCTAAGTTTGGCAATAAGAAACGGCATAGACAATGAAGAACGAATGCTTGAAGTGTGAGATGTCAAAAAAAGATCCTTTATTTTGGGAAACTCATCAGACTATGAGTGATGGGCAGGTGTGGTGTGCCAAGAGAGCCTAAGATTACTAAGATGGATTGGAGAGCCTTGGGCTACTGGCCTGTCTACAAAGATGGAAAGAAAGTATGGGAAAAAGATGAGAAGGAACAAACTAAATGAGTTTAGATGAAATAATGTTAAGAGAAGAGATTGCAAGGGCTATTGAAGCCATTGATCTTGGAGAAGACAACGCACAACTAAACGGATTGGGAATGCGTATGCTTGCAGCAAAGGTTGCAAGAGGAGAAGAGAGTATGTTTGAGAGACAGGTAGATTTTGAATGATTAGTTTATTTTTTTTATTGCCAGCATTTATTGCGGGCTACGTAACATGTTATTTTATTATGACATACAAAGTAAATCAAGACTAATAAAGACTCATAATAACTTCTATGGCCTTGTGATATAATTAATTATGAAATTTTTAACAAGAGATATTCTTTCTTTTTATAAATTAGAAAAAGAAAATGATTGGTACTTAAACAAATTTTTTTCAGATACAACACATGTTGGATTCTATGGGCCATTTCGAAAAAATCCTGTTCATTCAGAGCGTATTAGTAAAGGAAATTCTTTAGAAACAATTGATGAGGAAAATACATACGAAATAAACTCTATTGGTTGCAGAGGAGAGATTGACGAAAATTCAGACATAATTGCATCTGGTTGCTCTATAACATTTGGTATTGGTGTTCCAGAATTAGGTAGGTGGACAAACCTTTTAAGCAAAAAAATTAATAAAAGTGTTACTAACTTAGGAAATCCTGGAGGATCAGTAAAAAGTATTTGCACTAACATAATTCAATACTGTTTAAATACTAAAATGCCAAAAGAAATTTTTTGTTTATTTCCAGATTTTTTTAGAAGTATGGTTGTGGTAGATAAAGAATTTTATAAATCAAGAGTTGTCAGAGGAGATATTGGAACAAAAGATAAACTAGAATATATTTTTTGTAACCCAGTAATAATTAAAGACAAAAAGTCAATCTTTATGGAAATAGAAAATCAAAAATACATAGAGGATTCAGTCTCTCCACACCAACTAATATTAGACTCTGTTAATTTTATTTATATTTTAGAAGCATTTTGTTTAGCAAACAACATAAAACTATATTGGACAACCTGGAACGCTCCAAGTTCTTATATTTTAGAAGAATTAGGCAAAATAGAAAATTTTAAATTAAAAAATTTTACAACATTTTATACTGCTGGTGACAGTTTTGATGGTCCTGGATCATTTATAAGCAATATGTGCAATTCAGGTGCTCATGAACACGAGTTCAGAGATCATCCATCTTGGAACCAAGGTTCTGACTACTATTTTATTGATGGTAAAAAAAGTACTGAATATTCTCATCCAGGAATACATGTTCAAGAACACTTTGCAGATTTTTTTTACAATCTATATAATGAAAAACAAGTATAAAGAGTATACTTAAGATATGAAACCAACAGCACATATATATGATATAGATGGCACTCTAGCCAATGTAGATGCATACCTTCATTATGTTCGTGGCTCTAATAGGGATTACAACGCCTTCCATGAGGCCTCTATTGATGCCCTGCCAAATATAGATGTTGTTGAAATGCTTAATAATTCTGTCAGTGATGGACACTGTATTTTAGTTGTAACATCTCGCAAAGAAAAATATCGTGGGCTAACTTCTATGTGGCTTGCCAAAAACAATATAAGATCTCATGCATTATTTATGAGGGCAGACAATGATAATAGACCAGACTATGAAGTAAAAAAAGATATTCTTGATAAGATAAGTAGTTTATGGGACGTAACTTATGCTGTTGATGATAATCCTAATGTAATAAAATTATGGAAAGATCACGAGATTCTCACAACAAAAATAGGAACATGGGATGGGGATAAGAGTTGACACACAGTATGGAGAATGGTATGATTAGTACATGAAAAAGACAAACAATAAAGTCTCTCAACATAAGATCAAGAGAGCAGCAAAGAACAAGAAAAGAACACAAGCAAAGCCACATCTTTCAAGGTTTGAGCGCAGACAGCAAAGGATCAGAGAAGAAATTGTTCTTGGGTCATTGCGGTCAGTGCCTAACTAGAACTGGAGATAGTCGTGATTGATTACGATAAACTAAAAAAGATACCAGATGAAATAAAGCATGCGATCATTAAAGAGCATATGAAAACCTACTATCATTGGACGGTTGGAATTCTTTGTTTCTTAATAGGAACATTCTTTGGTTTATTAATTAAATAAGGTCTAGCACCAGTAGCCAAGTTGGTTAAGGCACCGAACTCATAATTCGGCTATTCGTAGGTTCAAGTCCTACCTGGTGTACTACACATCTGTAACTCAGTTGGTTAGAGTACCTGCCTTATATGCAGAGAGCCGAAGGTTCAAGTCCTTCCAGATGTACTGGACCTCTGTAACTCAGCGGAAGAGTAGCGGACTTCTAATCCGTTTGTCGCAGGTTCGATTCCTGCCAGGGGTGCGTGGTATAATTGAAGTAAACGAGAGAAAGAGATACATGATGAGCGAAGAAAAATGTCCAGTAACTGGCAAATCATCTAGCAAGGATGCAACAACAAACAAGGACTGGTGGACTAATCAGTTAGACCTATCGGGGTTGAGAAAGCATTCAGAGAAGTCTGACCCTATGCCAGATGGATTTGACTATGCTAATGAGTTTAATAGTTTAGATCTTGATGCTGTTAAGAATGATATTAACACACTTCTAACTACCTCGCAAGATTGGTGGCCTGCAGACTATGGTAACTATGGTCCATTCTTTATTCGTATGGCATGGCACAGTGCTGGTACATACAGAGTAACTGATGGTCGTGGTGGTGCAGGTGAAGGACTACACAGATTTGCTCCACAAAATTCTTGGCCAGATAATGGTAACTTAGATAAGGCTCGTAGACTTCTTTGGCCAATTAAGCAAAAGTACGGCAAGAAGATTTCATGGGCAGACCTAATGATTCTTGCAGGTAACGTTGCTCTTGAGAACATGGGCTTTAAGACATTTGGTTTTGCTGGTGGTCGTGCAGATGTTTGGGAATCAGATGATTCCTACTGGGGTACAGAAAAAGAATGGCTTGCAGATAACCGTTATAGCGGAGACCGTGAGTTAGAAAACCCGCTTGCTGCAGTGCAGATGGGATTGATCTATGTAAACCCTGAAGGACCTAATGGAAATCCTGATCCAGTTCTTTCTGCACGAGATATTCGTGAAACCTTTGCTCGCATGGCGATGAATGATGAAGAAACCGTTGCACTTATTGCTGGTGGACACGCATTTGGTAAGGCGCATGGGGCTGGAGATCCTTCACACGTTGGTCCTAATCCAGAGGCTGCTCAACTTGAAGAACTTGGTCTTGGATGGAAGAATTCATTTGGCAAGGGTAATGCAGAACATACAATCACAAGTGGTATTGAAGGTGCCTGGACTGCAACTCCAACTAAATGGGATAACTCATACCTTAAGTTATTGTTTAAGTATGATTGGTCACAAACAAAGTCTCCTGCTGGTGCAACTCAATGGATTCCAACAGATGAGTCTGCTGCTAACTTAGTTCCAGATGCACACGTTGAGGGCAAGTTTCATGCTCCAGTTATGACAACAGCAGACCTTGCATTGAGATTTGACCCTGAGTATGAGAAGATTTCACGCAGATTCCTTGAGGACTTTGACTACTTCTCAGACCAGTTTGCTCGTGCTTGGTTTAAGTTAACACATAGAGATATGGGCCCTATTGCAAGATATCTTGGTAAGGAAGTTCCATCAGAAGAACTTATCTGGCAAGATCCAGTCGGTAAGCCTACAAGAGATAGTCTTACACAAGAAGATGTAGATGCAATTAAAGAAAAAATTATGTCATCTGGTTTATCTGTTTCTGATTTGACAACTACTGCATGGGCTTCTGCATCAACATTCCGTAAGACAGACAAGCGTGGTGGTGCTAACGGTGCAAGAATTGTTCTTGCTCCACAGAATACATGGGAAGTAAATGACCATGAAGCAATTAACAGAGTTGTGTCTGTTTTAAATGAAATAAAATCTGAATTTGATGTATCTCTTGCAGACCTAATTGTTTTTGCTGGTTTGGTTGGAGTTCAACTTGCTGCACATAATTCTGACATTGGTGTAGTTATTAATGCAAAGTTTAGTCGTGGAGATGCAACTCAAGAGCAAACAGATTCTGAATCATTTGCAGTTCTTGAACCAAAGTTTGACGCTTTCCGCAACTATATTCATCCAAGTATCACTGCTCCAGAAGAGGTTCTTTTGGTAGAAAAGTCTAATTTATTAGGATTAACTCCAGTAGAAATGGTTCTGCTATTGTCTGGAATAAGAATGCTGGATAATGGAAAGTTAGACAATAGTTATTTAGTTAAATTACTTTCATATACAAATGCATATCAGGCAGTGGGTATCCCTCGTGTAGATCTCGTACTTGCATCTAACTCAGAACTCAGAGCAATTGCTGAAGTATATGCATCAGACGATGCTAAGGAAAAGTTTGTTCATGATTTTGTTTCTGCATGGACAAAGGTAATGAATGCTGATCTATTTTAAAGGAGAAAAGTAAATGAGAAGCGCAATATTTTATTTATTACACTCAACAGCAATTGTTGGCTTAATGATTGGCTCATATGTTTATGGGTTTAAGCAAGCAGCAAGCAATGCAAAAGAAAAGATGTTTGGTTTTACAAAGCGAAAGTAATTAATAGTCCTGGGTATGACTTAAAACTACCCAACATTATTTTTTAGGATGCTTTACTTCATATGGTGCGATCTTAGACTTGACTCGACCATCTTTATATAGTCTAACAATCCATCCATCTTTAATCTGAATAGGGTTAAATGCTGATGCTTTTTTCTTTGGCATTATAGTGAATGTCTTTCTGTTTTGTTTCTTGTATAATCTTTTCCAAAGTCAGCAAACAAAGCCTTATCCTTTTCACGATTTACAATTCCTCTTGACCATGAGAAACCTGCATCTCCACCCCATGCTAACCACATGATGTATCCGTTAGAAGGATTTGCTGTATTACCCCAGTCCTTACCCTTCTTGTCTACTTCATGGCGTGAGAAGTATGAGTACATTCTCTTAACAGTGCTAAGAGATAGTGACTCTCCTCTTGCTAACTGCCCTGCACGAGTCCAGCCAACTGCAGTTCCTGCACCATTAGCCTTTCCATCTTCCTTAAACTTAATTGCTCTACGAGCAGCAGATCTTGCTCCTGCTGGTGGTGAGTATCCATCAGCCTTTGATACTGTGTCTGTATCGTATTCAACTGTGTCGTCATCTTCAAATAAATCATCTGCTTTTGCAGCAGGAACACAATTAGGAACCATCTTTCCATTATCTCCTGGCTTCATGCCACGCTGAACATAACCATCCCAGCAAGGTGCTTGCTTTAAAATATTTCCTGAGCAACACTCTGACTTACCAACAGATGAATCATACATTGCCATCTCAACTTCAGAATCAGTTCCAGGCATTGGAGAACATACAGGACAGTTTTCACAATCAACATTTAATGCTTCGCATGTAGGACATCCACAATCTTTATATCCATTTGACACTACTTCTATTTCCAGTGCAAGTGGCTCAATCTTAGTAACCATCTTTGATTCTGCACCAACTAGATATTCTGATTCTTGCCAGATACCCTCATCTTCTTCAAGTTCAAGTGTACGAACAAGTACTGCTGGATTTTCTGCTGATGCCTCAATTGCATAATCGGATGTAGCAATTCCAAGCATTCCTTCAGTCATTACATACTGCACAATTCCTACATGAGTTTCATCTTCACATACAACAATAACAAAGTCACCTTCAGCAACCATGTCTTTTAAAATAGTTGTTGATTCGATTGACTTAGCAGCACGATACTTCTTTTTCTTTTTCTTTCCTGCTGGCATTACTGCAGGCTTAGCCATTCCAACTGTTGGGTTAATAGAGTCAGAAGGGTTTTCTGGGTTTGGTGATGTTGCTATTGATGCTTCACTCTTGTATAAACTTGTCATTATTCTTCTCCAATTGGTTTGATTGATGCAGATAGCATCCAATGCCATCTTTGATGCTGGTCCATGCGTTCTGCAAAGAAGTTTGCAAGTGCATGTTGTCTATTTGCTGTAGCCATCTCAACTGCATCAGTTAGTTTTGCAAGTACCATATCATTTGCCATAAGCAGGTCGGCAGACATCATCATTGGATCAGATGTTACATCTGGCTCACCAACCTCATTGAGTTCTATAAATCTAGACAATTTAAATGGTGCATAAGCATCTAATTTACGAAGCCATTCTGCATATGTATCTGTTGCTGACTCATAGTCTGCATAAATGTCCCCAAAAAAATCGTGGAACTGTGGGAAGTCATCGCCTTCTACATTCCAGTGGTAGCCATGAGCCTTAAGTTTAAGGGTAATGTTATCTGCAAGTAGGACCTTTAGTAGGTTGATCAATTCTTCCATCTAACCATTATATCATGGTGTTATCCAGCAAGACGATTATGAGTCCTTATCCTATGGCAGTTAGCGCAAACCACCTCACATTTTTCTATCTCTTTCTTAATAGCCTTCCAAGAAAACCCGTCATGGATCATCCTTGATATGTTGTATTTCTTATCTCTTATGTGATCAAAGTCTAGGATTATATGATTACCAACACCACAGTCTACACAGCCAGAATCCTCTTTTATCTTAGCAAGCATCTTTTTATACTGCTGCTTATTATAATGGTCTAACTCTTTGTCAGTCATTGATACCATTATACCGTCAAATATTAGGCCCCACACAGGCAATTCACCTGACTTGCGCCACGGTCTCTATCCAATGGGTAACTATGCCATCTCTAAGGTCCTGTGTGGGACAATTCTATTGTAGCATAGGAAATGAGCAGTTTATAGACGACTGCTCAGGTCTATCAGCCACGACCATCAGCCTGCTGACTCTCTTTTAATCGAGTATCCGTTGTAAAACCTATTAAGTCTTATATCGGAATTTGTTATATTATACTATTGAATTTCAATAGTTTTTGGTAGTTTATCTTCTGGGATCTGCTTTTCAAGTTTGATATCTAGGATACCATCTTTAAATTCAGCCCCGACAACTTCGACAAACTCAGGAAGGGTAAAGATATCAGTGAACTTACGAGCAGCAATGCCCTTATGTAGATACTCCGCACCCTCTGGCAACTCAGGATCCTGCTTCTCGCCCTTAATTGTAAGTTTGCGATTGTCTAGCGATACTGAGACATCATCCTTAGAAAACCCAGCCAAAGCAAATGAAAGAATATACTCTGTATCATTTAGTTTGATCTGGTTATAAGGTGGATAGTTTGTTGTTGTTGTTACCTTCTGTAGGTTTGAGAAGGTATTAAAAAATGGATCATTAAAAAGATCCAGTGCTGTTGTTACCATATTATTCCCCTTTCAAGCGAATAAGTTAATTTACCCCCCTTTTGGGCAGGCATTAATATTATATCACAGGTTCATCAGAAAAGGCTATACTTATTGAATGTCTTGGTCCTACAGACTCAACACTATGTAGCAACCCTTTTGGTATAAATGCTAAATCTCCTGGGTTTAATATAATTGCATCAGTCAAATTGTTTGAATCATCAAAAAGCCTCCATAGGCTTTGACCTCCGCCTTGAACAAAAACTCTATTTTCTTTGTCAAAATGAACTTTAGATTCCCAAGGGTCTCCGTCCATTCCATGATCTCTAATAGTAATGTGCTCTGGAATTTTTTTAGGATTGTCTTCAAGAAACTTATTAAACAAATTTAAACAGTCTGGATCACTAATAATATTATTATTTCTATTTATAAAGTGTACTATGATCATACCAAAAAGCGGGTATCCTTTATAAATTTGACCAATACTATCTAGTACATTTTTATAATAACGAAATATTATGTCTCTTTCTTGTGCTTGAAATGATCCAAAAGAGATATATACAACATTTTTGTCTAAGTCATATACCTCACTTATGTCTGACCAAGAAAGAGTGTCTGGCATAAAATTTCTTGATATGTGAATCTTTTTTTGTTGTGTTGCTAAAACTATATCATTTTTTGTTATTTTGTTCATACTTAAATTATAGCATAGAAAATGAGCAGTTTATGGACCACTATCCAACCCTGCTTGTCACTGTAAATACCCTGATAAATCTCCAATATTAAGCATGCTTTATAAAACCTGCCAAAGTCTCAATTGGAATAGTGTCTACCTACCTATACTTTAGATGATATACTTATATATATGATAAATAAAAAATGGTCTCAAGGAAAAGAAGTAATGAGTCCTATCGCCTACAATGAAGAAAAAGTGCATGATTGGGATCAAATCGAAATAGCAATACCTATATCTCAAAATCAATTAAATGGTGCAAGGCTATTTAATTCAAAATATGAATATGCAAAAACATTAAATAAGAATATATCATATCTAGAAGTAGGTGTTGGCTATGGTGAGTCTGCTAAAATGTTTATAGACACAACAAATGCTAAAAGTGCAGACCTAATAGATCTATATGATAATGCTCAGGGAGTTAGACATCCAGGTGGAATTGGTCCAAAAGATACCTCAATAACGCATGAAGAATACATAAAGGATAAGTTTTCTTACCATCCCAATATAAAGACAATAAAAGGAGATGCAAGGAATATTATTTTTACTTTAAAAGATAATTATGATCTTATTCTTTTTGACTCAATATCAAATAGACTTATAGTAAGGAATGCTCTAAAATATTGCTCTAAAATAGTTAATATTGGTGGTGTTATTGGATTTACTTCTTACATCAATTATGATTCCATCAACTACAACATGCCTGTAGGAATATATCAAAGCGTAAATGAGTTTTTACATTTTAACAATAACTGGTCTGTTGATGGGGTAGTGCTAAATGATCTTGGGTTCCATGAGATATATATAAAAAGAAATTCATAATAAAATATCTTGGCATAGAAAAACAGGCCTGTCAAATAACAAGCCTGTCAATCTATAGTAAAATTACTTTACTTGGCTGTTTGTTCTTCCGCCACCTGATGACTTCTTTGCAGGAGCCTTCTTTGCGGTCTTCTTAACAACCTTTGCAGATTTAACTGCCTTATCAACCTCTTCAACTGAAGGCATTCTTCCGAATGCTGTGTCGTTAGGGTTTGCTGCTCTCAATACAACTGGTACAAGTGCACCAAGTAGTGAGTATGCTAGTGTCTGCGGATCTGTTACACCAGATGCATATAGCGCTGTTGCTGCACCAAGAACTGATCTTCCGTATGACGCTAGAACTGCTTTAATTTGTTCGTTCATTTTTTCCTCCTAGGATATTACTTTGTTAATTCTGTATAATGATTTATACAGACATCTCTGGTTTGTGTTTCATTGCTATATAATTTTTCTGCTTCAAGTTCACAACCAATTATATGGCAAGAGTAAAATGCATTATATGCAAGTTCTTCATATGATTTAAACTTTATCATCTGATTAGACCTTTTAATGGCCTTTCTATACTAGATCCATGATACTTAAACCATTGAGTAGCAGAATATCTTTCTTTTCCAGTATTTTCAAGTACTTCATGCCAGTAGTCTGCATTGCTAGGGAATGTAACAAAACTATTATACTTTGGCTTAATTTTTAAATTATGATCCATAAAATTTATTTCTCCCCCATCATAATCATCATTTATATAATATATTGCTGCAAAATCTCCTGTTGTGTCTGCATGCTCGTTCATCTTGTAATTCTTTTCAAACCTAACTAAAGGTGTTTTGGCATTTTCAAAAGGATAAAGTTTCACATTATAAAGTTCTACACATTTTTGATAGGCAAGGGAAAAAACTTTATCTAAAATTTTAACAATTTCTTTTGGCATTTCCTGTGGTGGAAGAACTTTAACTCCCCAGGGCTGAACTATCCAGGATTCTACACTTATTACATAGTCAAGCAGTTGCTTGTGGTCTTCTTTAGACAAAATATTTTCCGTTACATGTATATTATCTACAGAATTCCCGACCTCTGAATTTGTCATTTATTAACCATACCATTCTGATTTTTTGTTAAAAGTGGACCCAGTGAACTGAAACCATACAGAAGAACTATATCTGTCACCAGATAAAATTTTTGTAACCTCATGCTCATAATTTTCATTACCAGGGAAAAAAAGTAAACTGTTGGCCTTTGGTTTAATTTTTAAGTTATAGTCTGGAAAGTTGATCTCTCCACCTTCATAGTCATCATTAATATAGTAAATTGATGCAATATGGTTTAATTCTGCTGACGCAGTGTCTACATGCACAGTTAAATGAAAACCTTCTTCAAATTTAAGGATAGATAGTCCAGAATCTGAAAATGAATCAATCTTTACATCATAAAAATTTGTGGACTTTTTCCAAACCTCGTTAAATATTTTTTTTAATATTTCAGAAATGTTTTTAGGAAAGAATCCTGGCGTAATTGTCCAAACAAGCCATGGCTGTTTAACCCAAGAATCAGTTTTTTTTACATAATCAAGCAAAACTGCATGCTCTTTTGCAGACAGAACATTTTCTAAGCATCTAATGTTATCTACAGATGCTCCTATCTTTTCAACATTGGCTAAGTATATTTCATCTTTTTCAGAAGGATTTTCAATCATGTGTCTATTTTACCATAGTCTTCTGGTAGCAGTTTCTTTAGTTCTTTGTATGCCCCAGATATTTTCTTCATAGAATGATAGTGGGGGTAAGAAGTTCCAACTATACCGTACTCATCAAAGTATGCAATCTCTGGCTCAATTTCATTAATAAAACTATTTAGTCCTTCTTGAACTTCATCTATGTAGGTATATGCCCAATCACGAGAATCTGAAATAAATTTTAAAAAAGCCTCATTAGCGTGTTCTTTATCTGTCTTGTTTTCTTCATTAATAGTTTGCTGCATCACTAAAAGTTGCAATGTATTTGCAAGAATTGTCCTATTTTTCTTTATTTGTGCTACATATAAATAAATAAAAAGACATGTCAAAAAAGCAAAGATGCCTAAGAATACTGACTCAATCATATTTTAACCTTTGACGAAGGGTTGTTGGTCCTAAAAATTTAGATCCAGCAAAAATAAACCTCATAGCAAAAGTATATCTGAATCCCTCTATGACTTCAAGCACTCCATGCAGATAATTTTCATTACCAGGGAACATAAGTAAACTATTTGCTTTGGGTTTAATTTTTAAATTATGATCTGGAAAAAATATTTCTCCTCCCTCATAGTCATCATTAATATAATACATGCATACAATGTGTTGATGTTTCTGAGCGTCTGTGTCTACATGAGGTTGCATTTTGCTGCCCCTCCTCCACTTAGTTAAAAGATATTGACTTAGAAATTCTTGACCCAAATCTACATCGTAATAATCCATACACTTTAATCTAGCAGTTTCAAATATTTTTTTTAAAAGTTGAATAGTGTCTTCTGGAATTGATCCCTCACGAGTTCTTTCTGTGGTCCATGGCTCCTCAACCCAAGAAACCTCATCGGGATTGTTTACAAAACTAGATAATAATTTATGCTCTTCACTAGATAAAAAATTATCTACAGTATGTACATTTTTTGCAGAACTTCCTAATTTGGCAACATTTTTTAAATAAATTTCATCTTTTTCTAAATCAAGTTGCTTTCTAAACTCTTCGTTGTGCACTACTCTTTTCCTCCCTCTCTAACCAATAAGACAATCGCTCCATTATCCTCTAAAGCCTTTTTGACACGGATCATGTATTCTATTGCTTCTCTTTTCAGTTCTACTGTCTCTAAGGACATAAAATCTTTTTCTTTAGCCTTTACAGTTAAGAAATGATCATTATCTATTATCTGTAAAGAAAAATTTTTAGGACAGTTTACAGATCTAAAAGCCCTTTGCATTGCGTCAGTATACATATCACTCCATTGTCAAAGACTGCCAAGTTTTACCCCAGTCAGTCTTACTCTTGTGGCTAGAAAACTCTTTAGAGACTTCTCCATTCTCTAAGTATACACCACCCCAGACACCCCATTCTTTGCCTGAAATTCCAACAGAAAAGCATTCTTTTCTTACTGGACATGAAGAACATAAAGCATCGATTGCAGGACGGAGTAGTTCATCATCTTCATATTTTTCAAAGAATAAGTTTGTATCGTAATCTAAACAAATAGCATTGTCTTTCCATTTATACTTATTCATTTACATCACATACTTATCAGGGATTTCCCATCCTTGGCTGGAAGGAGTAAACTCTTTTTTCATTTGCCACTTACCATTCTTGTAAACACCAAACTTTGAAAAGTATGCCTTTTCTGATGGAAATGTTTCTACAACAGTCCAGCCATCCCAAGACAGTTGTTTGTTTTTAGTTACGATTGATTCCATAACACTTAAAGAATTAATTATTTTCATGTTGTTTCCATTCTGTTGTGTGCTTTGCACAGTTTATGCATACAACCTTAAAAGTTATATACGTTTGTATTTTTATTATTTAATTTTGATAAATGAACAATCTTTGAAACAGGTTCTTTTGGATTAGAAAGAAAAGCAAAATGATCTATATCCTTTATATTTTCTTCTAACCATTCAGAAGTAACCTTGAAGAACTTAATATTCTTCTTTCTTGACTTCATTCCTCTTTCAGATAAATTTACAAACTCCATAGCCATCATGCTTATGTTGTTTGGCCCTGCAGAATATATTATAAAATCTTTATCTTGTTCTTCTAACTCAGAAAGGGCAACGGCCATTGATCTGAGGAATATATTATAGTTGTCAAAACTACCTGTCCCCTGAATCCCTACTATCATCGTTAATCCCTTCTCTTAGTTTATCCATTATAAACAGCATCTTATCTAATTGTACCTTATCCATATGTATCGTGTCAACTTGTTCTGCAGACTCTTTGTCGATTGATTGACCATCTAAAGGTGCTTTATAAAAAATATTATCTTTAATCCAATAAGCATCGTTATCCAATATTATAACTTTTACATTTGTTTTGTTATGGTGCATTTTTGATTGTGTTTTATTAATTATTTTCCTTGAATATTTCTTTCCACTATTAAATCTATGAAGGAGCATTGACTGACTTACTATCTGAGGTTTATCTTTAGACTTTGAAGCAATTACGTAAAAAAACAAGAATAATAAAATAGTTAAGGTTAACCCAGCAGCACCATACCAATTATTCATAAACCCCTCCACTATTCATTCTATCACTTTTTTTTTGAAAGAACTCTTATTATCTCTTTAAGCACTACTCTCTCATCTTTTGCTAGTGAATTAATTAATTCTAAATCAAAAGCCTTTTCAGCAAGTTTTACAAGTGGATCTTCAATGGTTATATCCATGTCTATAAAACCTTTTTCCCATAAATTCATTGTAGTTGCTGAAAAGTAAGATGACATCTCTTTGCTTAGTTTTGGATCAATGCTCTGTAAGATGCTTGTTGGTCTATACAATGGTTCTCCAGTTTCTGTATCTAATCCAGCAAACTCAAGACCACCAATATCTATAAGTCTTTGTATTTCGCTATCTTCAAAGTTCACAGGATATTTCCTTTTCTTTTATATTTGTTGCCCAGATAGGCATTGCTATTCTTATTCCAGATAAGACTTCTGTTATTGTGTGCATTTCTTCGGAATCAAAAAGAACAAGACTTAACTTTTGTGGTTTAATTGTAAAATTTCTATGTGGGAAATTTAAATATCCTCCATCAAAATCGTCATTTAAATAAATAACACCACTTCTAAACAAATGTTCTGCACCTTTATGGTTATCTCTGTGTGGTCCAAGTCTATTTTGTGGCCCTAGCATTGTCATCCATTGTGCAGTTAAGTATATTTCTTCATCATCTTTAAAAAAAAGATTAGACTCTAACAAAAATTTATCAGAATATTTTTTTAATAAATGTAAAATTTCTGAATGATTTGAAAATGCATGACGCTCTGGTATATGTGATTCATATCTTATTTTATTCTCAACGAGATGCTTCATAGGCGTATAAAATTTTGTCTTGTTTGAACAGTTATTTTTTATGTAGCCTACAAGAGCATCAGCATCTTCTAAAGTTATAAAATTTTCTATTATTTTAATTTTAAAACTTTTATTTTCAAGATATTCAGCATTCATTACTTTCCAGACTTCTTTCTTGCCTTTGCAAGGGCATCAAAATCCTTAATCTTGGTATCCCCTAAATATCCCCAAGCATAGCCATCATTAATCATCATGTCATTAAGAGATATAGTTTCTCCATTAATATATACCCAGCCCAAAATACGACCATACTTTTCAGATGAGTCCATTTTTTCAGTCTTAATAACAACAGACTTTGCATCCTTAAGAGCCTTCTTTAGGTACTCCTTAGCCTCAAGACCAAGAGCCTTCTCAGCAAGATCCTTTGTGCGAGACTCAGGGGTATCAATACCAGCCAGTCTTACACGAGATGCGAATAGGATATCAAACCCTAAATCAATAAGAACATCGATGGTATCTCCATCTACTACGTTCTCTACTTTTCTTACATAGTATTCATACATTATTTTCTCCCCCATTGGATTTTGTTCCAACCACGCTCATGTGCGTAGTAGATAAATACTTTAACTACCGTTTCCCAAAAGGCAATAGCACCTGAAAGCGTTGCGTCTCCAGTAAGTACATATGCAACAACAAATGAAGACAGTGTTCCCCATATGCGATAACTTAGTGCCTTAGTAAATGATCTAGCCTTGGTTACTGTCATTGCATGGTCTCACTATCGTCTGTTCCGCCAAAATGCTTGTCTATAACATAAACCATAACTCCAGCAATTATAAGGGATATAACAACTGCAATAGCATTCTCTAACATTCAAATACCCATTTCCTTGCGTTTTTGTGTAGCAGAAATAGCATGAATATCTGCACCTAAATCTACCTGCTCAATCTTATATCCTACATCACGACCATAAACAATATTGGTAATGTTAGGTAGTCTTAGTACTAATGCACCATCCATAAATTCATCTTTAGCAATATAGTCTTTTACCTGATCAAACTTAAGTGGATCTTTCTCACTTGTATTGTATGTATTTCGAACCCCAAGAAGCACCTGATCCGTACGCTTGCCAGCCTCTACATAAAGAGCATGGTGACCCTCATGCCAAGGTTGGTATCTGCCAAGCATCAGTGTTGTGGGTGCAGACCAGTCATGTAAGTTAAACTTTTGAATGATATGAGATGCTTTTGCTTCTGCATCTAAATTATGACTAATGAAAGATACATCAGCATTATCAGGACGTTCAAACATTTTATTAGTATCTTCAAACCTACCCTCAGCAATTGTATCCATAAAAACTAGAATATCTGGCTTACCAAATGCTGCACGAGTAATATCTGTAGGACAAACAAAATCCACAATGACTGGGGCAACTCCTTGCTTAGCAATTAATCTTGCCATCTCACCCATTCTTCGAGCCTGTTCAATTCTATCTTCTGGGGCAAACCCCAAATCTGAATTTACTGTTGCACGGACCTCATCTGCATTAAGATGAATAGCATTGATTCGCTCTTTGAGTGCCCTGGCGAGTTCTGTTTTCCCAGACCCTGGCAATCCTATAATTTGAATTATCATTATGTACCTTTCGACTATACTATAATACCATACTGGTGGTCTTATAGTCAAACTGATCTATCATATATTAGTTAATAAACTTGTTAGGCAGGATATCAACCATTAAATGTATGCGTTCACTGTCCCCATTATTTTCTACGCTATGAAGAAGGTTGTTGTTTATTTCCCAACATTCTCCAACCTTCATATTCTTACTTTCTTTATTAACAAAAAAAATAACATTATCATTAGTTGTTATTGCAATATGGTGGCGCCTAACTGCCCCTAGATAATCCATACCATCTCTATGCTCTCCAACACTTTTTTGTGCAGGCATTTTAATAAAAACACACTTACCAACTTTGCCATCGTGAATTGCTTCAAGACTTTTAACTATGGGAGAAACAAGGCTGATCATATCAGACTGACTATCATTTATCTTTAAGTCATATTTATCTCCAAGAGACCAGGCATTTGAATGATCATAAATAAATATAGAGTTAGTCTCTTTATGGACTTGATACATAACCTGTCTATCTTTGTTAGCAAACCACTCATCGGAGTAAGTAGAAAGAAGGTCTGCTATTGCAGATATATCAAAATTGCCTTGAAGCCTATAGTTAAAAGGCTCACCTATTTTGCTAATCATTTTTAGTCTTTTAATCTATCTTGCTTTAATTTATCTCGTTCGTCAAGAACACTAATAGCAAAAGACATCATACTGTTGTAGCCATTTGGAATAGACATAATCTTATTGTAGTGATGACCGCAAAACATAAGGTCACCAGTTATTCCTGTAACCTTGACTAAGGCCTCAGCACTACATTTATCACATCGATCTAGTGGTGATAGTAACCATTCTTGTTTCACTTCATCTTTAACCATTGTAAACATATTGTACTCCTATTTTGCTGTTGCTTGAATAAAATTTATTATAGTACTAATTGTACATCAGGTAAGCAGTTTTGTCAAAACCTATATGGATTGTAGGTTTAGTGATTCTTCAATGATTGTTTCTGTCATCCTATATCTTTCATCTAAAATATCATAAAAATCTTCATAATTTGAGCCGTTACTAGCATATCTATAATAGATTTTTCTAAAATGAAAGTTACAAAAAAACATAGAGTTGCCACTTTTATCTGTAACCCTAACAAATGCTTCTGCAACACAATCATTTGCTGTGTTAGTCGTACGGCCCTTATTACTTGTTACAAAACAATATTTTCCCAATGTCTCTTTTGTTGTTACATTTTTTGCAAAGGTTTCTTTAACTCTTTCTCTTTCGTCAATAAGAAAAATTTCTCTTTTGTCGATTAAACCATTTTCATCATAGTCAATATAGTTTCCATTAAACTTTTCATAATGATAATGATAATCACATAAAAACTTATTTCCGTGTGTGCCCTCAATGTAAACATAGGCTGGTGCAACACAAGAAGTGCTAGGTTTTTTTAAAGATCCTGTAATATGTGCTGTTTTTTCTGGCATTATCATCATTGCATCAAATGCTTGGCATGTCTGATTTACTGGTATGTTTGTTATCATTTTTCCTCTTTAAATATAAGTAAGTCTGTCTGCTTCTTCAGCAATGGTCATTGTCATTCTATATCTCTCATCTACCACTTTGTGAAAGTCTTCATAGACAAGTCCGTTGCTAAGAAATCTATAGTAAATTCTTCTGTAATGAAAGTTACAATAAAAAATATCTGCTTCAGGATTATCTGTACTTACTCTTGGGTTAAAGTTTACTTTTCCAATAACCTTTGCAGTAGGGTTAACTTTTACCAAAGCATCGGCAGTACAACCAATACCTCCTGGGTTATATAGATTAATTAAAGAACACTTGTGTCCCAATGTTTCTGTTGTTGTTACATTTTTTGCAAAGGTTTCTTTAACTCTTTCTCTTTCGTCAACCATGTGCTGTTGAATCTCTTTCCAAGATCCATTTGGTGCTGCATAAGTTATTCTGTTCATGTATATCTCATAGTAGTAGTGAGTATCACATAAAAATTTTTTACCGTGCTTTCCTTCTACATAAACGTACGCAGGGGCAACACAAGAAGAGTTTGGTTGCTCCTTAGCATTATGTCTTTGTAGTGTTTCTTGTGTTTGTATCATTCTTGCATCGAATGATTGACATATTTGATTTTCTGGAATTTTTGTTATCATAATTAAACACACATTATCCTAAACGCTTGTTCGGCAATTGTTTGAGTCATTCTAGACCTCTCATCTACTATGTTATGAAAATCTTCATAAATAATTCCAGTGTTATAACTTCTATAATAAATTTTTCTAAAATGAAAATTACAATAAAAAATATCTTTTGAAAGATTATTCCAATCTTCTATTACAGTAAAATTTACTTTATTGGGGGCTCTTCCAGTTGGGTTGACCTTTACAAAGGCATCAGAAATACACTTAAAATTTTTGTTAGAAGAACCAAAAACTGAGCACTTATGTCCTAGTGTTTCTGTTGTTGTTACATTTTTTGCAAAAGTATCTTTAACTCTTTCTCTTTCATCAATAATGAATTCATCAATGTTTTCTCCAATTTTTTCATATCCGCTATTAGTCATAAAAACTTCATAGTGGTAATGATAGTCACATAAAAATTTTTTACCATGTGTTCCTTCTATATAAACATATGCAGGAGCGACACAAGATACGCCTGGTTGTTGTGCATTTTCTCTATCAATTGTTGATTGTGGCAAAATCATTTTTGGATCAAACGATTGACATGTTTGGTTTTCTGGAATTTTTGTTATCACTATCTTTTCCTATTATCTGTAGAATAAAATCCACTTCCGTTAAAAACTGCTCCAACATTAGAGTATATACGAACCAGTGGTAGATTGCAATTTTCACAATCATACCCTGGGTCGTCTTCTTTTATGCTACGAACTTTAGTGTAGTCTTTTTTACATGACTCACATATATATTCGTAGGCTGGCATTACTTCTTTTTCTTTTCTTTTACATACCAAATTGGTAGTTTTAGTTCATCTCCAGACCATTCATAGCCTAAAGCCTTTACTACAAACCTAATGATCTTGATTCTCATTACTTTACCTTTTTCCCAAATTTTGCCCAAAGTCTTTCGTGAATAAAGTATCCAAGTGCCTCAACAGCAATGTAAAGAATTGCTCCAAGACTTGCATACTCCCATTCACCAGTAAAAAGATAAATGATTCCAGCAAGAACTACAAGGTGAAATGTTTCCCAACTAAATGTTTTGATAGATGACCTTTTTGTTGATTCCATTACAGTGCTACCTGACCTTTTCCTCCACCAGATGACTTCTTTGTAGCAGGCTTTGCAGCAGCCTTTTTCCCTGCATCTGCAGATGTGGCCTTTGCAGGTGTTGCTGCTAACTTGTTTAGTAGTGGAGCACTCTCTTCACCAGTGTAGACTGGACGACCCCAACCGACTACAGCATTAACCAACTTCTTCTTGTTGTTCTTTACATAACCACGAGTCTTTTCTACGCACATTCCGCCGTTGCGCTGATCTCCCTTAGCAGTTCCTGAAGTGTTTCCTTCAATAACTTGGATTGTTCCATCGCCATTGTTCTTAATGCAAAGTCCAACATGTGAAATACGATTTACACCATCTTCTGGGAAATCAAAATAGATCCAGTCTCCTGGTTGTGGATCATCATTACGAGCATCTGACCAACGCTCAGCCTTCTTAAACCAGTCTGCTGCTGCAACTGTTGATGCAGTCTTTGGGAATGACTTTACTCCAGCAGTAAATGCTGACCAAGAAACGAATGACTGGCACCATGGTTGGAAGTTTACCTTAATCCAAGCGCCGTACTTTGTTTCATTATCCTTTGGGCCTTCAATTGTGCCCACTTCCTTCTTTGCAACCTCAATGATTGCTTCTAGTGATCCTTTTGCTGCCATGTTTATTTCCTCCTATAGGCTTATATATATTATATCATTAGTATTACTTTGTTTCAAGCAGACCCAAAAATGTTTGTGCCCACATGTAGTGATATAGGTAACCGTGGTGTCCGTCTCTTTTTTTTAGTAAGTGCTTTCTTTTTTCTTTATCTTTGGTAAGAAAATTTTTACTTTCCAAAATTACATCTGCATGGTCTGGAAGTTTGATAAAACTATTAAAAACATTTAAACCTTTATAGTTTTCTCCATCTTCTTGTGCCCAAGTTGCCCATACCAATTTTATATTATTAGAAATGCAATATTCTTCAAAGAGTTTCATTAAAATTACAAATGATGGAATTATGTTTCTTTGATGCTCTATGGTCTGCCTTTTTCTTTTTTCTCCATTATTTCCTTCTACCTCCTTTTTTGACCAATAGGGGGTTAGTTGTGTGTGCCGATATATTTCTAGGCCTTCTTCTTGTCCAACGTATTCAAACATTCTTGAAAGATTTGGTAGAAGCATGTAAATTTTATCTGGTTTACCGTACCTGCTAATATACTGAATTATATTTGCTATTATTATTTCATTTCCCCAACCAGCCCTTGATAGATTAAAGAATCCAGATATTTTTTCTGTTTTGCAGATTTCTGTATACACCATATGAGACCAACAGTCTTCTAAACTGCCACCAAATCCTTCTGTTTCTGAACAGCCAGCAAAGAGTATATGCTTACCTATATGAGTTTCTAAAAACTCATCTGAACGAAAACCTAAAGAATTAAAGTAATATCTTACGTTATCGTCTCCCATAAATTCTGGCAATATTTTTTCACTATTTATTAAAAACTCTTCTTCTTTTGATCTCACAATGCTATCTATTTTATTAAAAAACAATGCGTTCATATTATTAGATTCTGAAATTTTTTTCATTATATATTCTTGCATTATTTATCCTATAGTCTTTGTTCTGTTGATAAACCTAAAAATTTTTGTGCCCAGTGGTAGTGAAAAATATATCCTTGATGACCATCTCTTTTGTTTATTATATTTTTTTTATTGTACAGTTCTTCTTTAAACAATTTTTTGCTTTTAGAAATAATTTCATCAGCATCCAACATCTCAATAAAATTGTTAAAAACATTTAGGTTTTTATAGTTTTTGCCATCAGGTATAGAGTATGTTGACCAAATTAGTTCTATGTTGTTTGAAGCACAATATTCTTCAAATAGTTTTATCAAGTTTATAAACTTGGTTACTAAATCTCTTTGCTCCTTTAACTTTTGTTTTTGTCTTACTGTACCATCTGATAAAATAAATTGTTTTTTACTAAAAAATGTAGTCTTTATTGAATAATAGTACAACTCTTCGTTATGTTCAAGACCTTGCCAATCAAAGTCTCTTGAAAGATTTGGGAACAATATATAAATCTTATCTGGCTTTCCATATCTTTTAATATACTCGATTATATTTGAGATAATTATGTCGTGTCCCCAGCCTCCTCTTGACAAGTTAAAGAATCCAGATATTTTTTTTGTCTCAGAAAGTTTTTTATACACCATGTGGGCCCACAAAGATTCCAAGTTACCACCCTGACCCTCTGTTTCTGAACAACCAGCAAATAATATATGTTGTCCATCATGATAATTTGTAAACTCATCTGAGCGATAACCTAAAGAGTTAAAATAATATCTTACGCTATCATCCTGGTCATAATCTTCTCTGAGCAATTCACCATAAATTAAAAACTCTTCTTCTTTTTGTCTTACAACACTGTCTATTTCATTAAAAAAAAGTGCATGAGTGTTCTTTTTCTTTACAATCTTCCTCATTAGGTACTGTGTTAGTTCTTTGTGTTCTTTCATAAATTTGGTCCAATAATTTTTGTAAGGTATTCTTTTTCCCATTTAATGATGTCTGTTTCATCATTAAGTAGTGGCTGACCTTTTATGTTAAGACTAGTATTGAGCAGTACTGGAACACCAGTTTCAACATAAAACTTATTTAAAACTCTATACAAACCCCTATGTTGATCTCTATTTACTGTTTGAACTCTAGATGTCCCATCAGCGTGAACAACGGATGGAATTTTTTCTGGCTTAAGACACTTAACTGTATACTGCATATAGGGACTTGCAAAGTCCATGTCAAACCACGTAGATGCACATTCTTCCAAAACTACTGGAGCAAAAGGTCTAAACAACTCTCTCTGTTTAATTAAATTAACCTTGTCCTTAATATTTGGATCTCTTGGGTCCGCAAGGATACTTCTATTGCCTAGCGCTCTTGGTCCATACTCTGCTCTGCCTGATGCTACTGCTACGATTCCATCTTTCAATATACCGTCCACAATTTGCTGGACTGGGTATTCTCCGCCAAGATCATAGCCAAGGTATGGGGTCTTCCAGTTGATATGCTTTCCGTACAGGGCTGCTGCTGCACCTAATGATGATCCAGCATCACCTGGGTTTGGCATGATCCAAACCATGTCAAATATATTCCATAGCAAAGTGTTTGCTGATGAGTTGAGCGCACAACCACCCATGAAGACTAAATTCTTTTTCCCAGTAATTGAATAGGCCATATGCATAAAATCATTTAGTCTTTGTTCGTAAACAACCTGGACTGCAGCAGCAATATCAAATTTATCTTGCTCTGTTATTGGCATGCCCCAGTCATGGATGCCTTTATGGAAGTTGTATTTTTGCTTATTATATTTAGGGAAATATTCGTCAACTTCTTTATAGTATCTGCGCCAGTCACCGTATGCTGCCATACCCATCATAATGTATTCTTCTTGGTTTGGCATAAGTCCGATAAGTTGTGTAAATGCTGAGTAGAAAAGACCAAAACTAACTGGATAGTTTTGTTTATATTTTAGTTTAATCTTTTCTCCTTCACCAACCCAAATTGTAGATGTATTAAACTCTCCTATGGCATCAAGTACAACAATAACGGCATCATGAAAAGAACTTGTATAGTATCCCGCTGAGGCATGAGAGTAGTGGTGACCAAAATTTTTTCTTGGCAGGTCCCCAAGTTCTGTAGACTCAAACCATGGCTTGTCTCCACCAAATCCACCCCTAGTCTTTACTCTAAGTTTCTTAAGTAAAGGCTTCTCGTAATAGGCAATCTGATCTGGGTAGCCATACTGAATCGCATTTTTGATAAGTTCTTTGTTTGTGAACCAGTCATTTTTTTGTTTGCTATATCTTTCGGAATGACCAGCAAAAAGTATTTCTCCATCTTTAATCAAAGATACTGAAGCGTCATGTGTAGTTTCATTAATACCAAGAATTATCATGTCTCTCCAAATTAATATATAAAGTCATTATCTATAGGGTTTTTTTTAATTTTTCTTTTAATAATGTAGTACCTTATAATTTTAATTATTTTTTTCATTTTAAAGTAATGGTATCCAATGCTGTTCTATTGTGTGACGACCAGCGTTCAAGAGAGACTTAAGAGGCTGAATATCATAAGCAACTGTAATTCTTGATCCAGGCCAGTCCCAATCACCCTGAGCGTGTGGATGACCCATTTCTGAAACAATCATTCTATTATCAATATTATGATTTGCAACTTCCCTGTTTGGATCACCAAAAAGTCTATAGTATGTGGTTGATGGTTCGGCCTTTACACAGTAATATCCATGAAAATTAGGAGCACCTGGAGCCCCATGATCGTGCCAGTTAAGTTTTCCATTGCCTGATTCATTAATGTTAAACCAACCCTGAACATAGTATTGCTGTTTTTCAAAGTCTACACCATAGTAAAGACATGCTTCTTTGACTGTACTTGATAATTCTGAGTATAACTTATGTAGAGATGGATGATAAAGTTGAAACACATTGTACTCTCTCCACTTTACAGTTGATAAACTTCCAGACTCTAGCCATACTCCTTCATCATTTTCCATTGTGCTAACACCACGAAGTTGTGCATCCTTAATTAGTTGATACTTTACTTCTAAAAATTTAGCAAGTTCATCTAGATCATTATCTAGATATCTTTCAAAAAACTTATGTGGTCTGTTACTTTGTATAGCAGTCCCATTGGTATTTAGCATTGCCTATCTCCTTTATTCTATGTTGTTGCATATTGATATAACAATTATACACTACTGTTGCTGCCCCACCTGGCCTCGATCCAGGGACATCCGAATTAACAGTTCGGCACTCTACCAACTGAGTTATAGGGCAATGGGGCAGTTTAAAGTCATGCCTAGGACTATTATTTAATTACGGATATATGATGCTGTCCCAATTAAAATCTTTGGAAGAGATGATAGATATTCTCCAAAAGTTTTAAAGGTATTGCGATTTACATATGATGCTGCAGATACTACAGTTGCTACAGAACTTCCAGCAGTATCTGTTGAAGATCCATTGTACTTTGTGATGCTTACCTTGCCAGGTGAAACCATTGAAAGTCCAGGACCACTGTTAGTTGCTTTCTCAAGTTGAGTTTCATTTGCAAGTGCTCCGACTGGAACTACACCCTTAACACATGATGGAAATCCGATAATATCTTTTCGACTGTCGTTACCAGTTGCAACAAAAACTGGAATATTTTGCAAGTTTAAAGATGCAACAGACTTAATAATAGTTGTATCTGTTGAACATAGTGCTAGATTTCCTGCACTAACTGAAGACTGGCTAATGGAAACAGCATCAATGCTATACTTTGATGCATTCTTTGTTACCCAATCAAAAGCCATACGAAGTGCTGCTACATCTCCTCTTGAATTTCCAGTGGTTGTAACATCATTAAATCGAATAAAGACAATCTTTAGGTTTGGATTTACTGTCAAAGCGGACTTAACCATAGCATCCCCATGAAAAGTTGCGTTATTGACATCAAAGTTGACTCCATTTGTCTGCATTGGCCAAGGTGCTGATGCTGACTTTGGTCCTTCCATAAATAACTGACCATTAGGGCAAGACATGCTCTTTACTGTTGTAAAGCAAGCCTCATATATGATTGAGTTAAACTTTGTAGAATCAATAGCAGAGTCAATGATTGCTAAAACCTTTTGATCTTCTGCTTGTGATGGCTGCATTGCTGTAAATGCAATGGTAACTGATAGTAGTGCTAGTAGTACTTTCTTCATTGTTTTCTCCTTATTATTGTTTATTGTTTGATTTTTAAAACTACTTGGCATGGGTCTCCGCCTTCTTCCCACTCTTGCTGCTCTTCATCTGTCATGTAAGGATCTCCTTCATGAGTATTACAGAATGGTTCTGTTACCCATCCCCGCTCAATTCCATTGTTAAGCCAAATCTCAAACTCATCAAAATCTGACTCTATGTTTTGAATGTCCTTCAGGATCTCTTCAAATTCTTCGCTCATATACTAAGTATACTCCTAAGCACTTATGATGTCAACTGGTCCCATGCATGATGGGTTAAATTTAATTGCTGCAGATACTGCTTGCTGTACTCTGTTCCTTGCATTTTTTTGCTTATCTGTTGCATACATAACTCCATATGCATATTCTGATCCAGAGCCTATAGAAACATATGGTAATGAATATTTAGATAAAGACATATCTCCAGAACTATGTTCATATATTTCACCACGAATACCAATTATTAAACTAAACTCTCCATCTTTTGATGTGTCAATCCAGAACTCGTTATAAAATTCACGAAGTTCTTTTACAAACTTTGTTTGCATAAACTTGTCTGTATCTTTAATATTTGGAGCAGTTGGTTTAAAGTTATGTCTCATTCTTTCACCATCCATTGATCCAGCATATCCAATTAGGTATGGTCCAGTTTTCCAAACTTTAGGTGATTCAAGAGAAAGAATGACCCCATCATCTGATGCTCCACGATCTCCTGCCATATAAATTTTATCTTCATGGCGTAAAGCAACAATACAGGTCATGACAAAACCCTCTCTAGATAGTTAACACTTAAGTATACCATCACCCAGAGAGGGCTGTCAACTATAACCTACAATGACTAATTAGCCTTTTTGTCTACAGTCTTAAATGCATCATTTATTTCTGCGATTGTAAGTTTTCCATCGTCCAAAAAAGCCCTTGCTAGTCTTTCAATGACTGTTGCTACGCCTAATAAACCTGCAAGCATTACTGCCTGAACTGTGTCAATTCCTACTACTGCTCCAGCACCAAGTACTGACAGACCAGAAGCAGCAAACACTGCTACAATACGCATCAAAACATTTGTCAAAGCCTTTTGTGGGTGCTCTTTCTTAGGAGTCTCTACTACCTTTTTTCTTGTTGCCATTTTAGTCCTCCTTTCTTAGTGGAATTGTGATTAGCCAAATAACTGTTGTTGCAAGTACTGCAATACCAACAATATCTCTTGCTGATCCCGTCAAAGTTAGCCATGCGATAAAGAAGCCAAGGAGGGTAAATGCCTGTGCAATTAATTCCATTCCTGCATCTTTAAACCATTTAATTAATCCCTTTAGCATTTTGCCTACTAGGTTGATGGCTTTATTGATTATTTTCATTTGTTCCTCCTTATCATTGCCCCTGCAATTTGTGATGCAATGACCACTGGGACAATTACTTCTTGTGCTTTTTCTCTCTGATCATCTGTCATGTCCATACCCAACTCAGAAAAATTGGATAAAAGTTCTAATGGATCCACTGCAAATACTGCTCCAAGTGGGTCTGCTAAAAATTCATCTGTTTGTACTTCTGTTACTGCATCTGCTAATGTAAATGGCATTGGAGTATCTCCTGCTTCTACTGCTTTATCATTAAATGCAACAAATGCAGCAGCAAGTGCTGGGTTAGATTTTATTTGATCTGCAACTTTTGCAACTTCTGATGCAGAAATACCAAGTTTCTCAGCAACTTGTGTTTTTGCTTCTTGTGTTAAAGACTTGAGGGTTTGGCTAACTGCTGCTGTTTGCTCTACAGAAAGTTTAACTAATTTATTATCCTTGCTTGTAAGGTTTGCAATAACACCAGACAAGTCTTCTGCATTTCCTGTACCCTTTTCTGGGATAAGTGCTGCTAACGCTGCATCTTTGATTGCTGGATCAAGATTTTCTGCTGGCTTGAAGTCTGGCCTTGGAAGTGGTTTAGGCTCTGGTAAAGGCTCGACAGAAGGCTCTGGAGCAGGCTCTGGCTTTGGCTTAGGCTCTTCTGTAGGTGTTGGCTTAGGGTGCTCTGGCTTTGTAGGCTCAGGCTTTGGGTTATCTGTTGGATCTGGCTTAGGTCCAGGCTCTGTAGGCTTTGGACCTGGTTGTGTTGGCTTTGGACCTGGTTCTTCTGTTCCAGTAACATTGCTTGGCTGAGGCTCAGGCTTATCTGTTGGTACTGGAGAAGGCTTTGGCTTTGGTGCCTCTTCTGTTGGCTTTGGAGATGGCTCTGGCTTTGGCTGGTTTGCTGCAGCGTTGGCTGCTGCCTGAGCAATTGCTCTTTGAATTTCTCTTTGTGATTGCTCATCATAGTAACGCCATGCGTCATCAATTGCACTATTAACATCAAGTACGGCATTATTAAAATTAGATATAGAATTATTTTTTTCAGATAAAGCATCTTCTGTATCATTTACTGCATTGTCATACTCAGATGTTTTGTTAGTTAATTCTTGATTGTATGAGTTTAATGTAGCAACTTCTGCATTATAAATAGTTAATTTATCATTATAATTTTGTTGTGCTGCATTTTTATCAGATAACGCTTGATTATACGCATCAAGTTGTTGCTGTGTTGGTTCAGAACCAGATGAAAATGTATTGAGATTACAACTAAAGTTTTGTCCCCATACTCTTGGATTTCCAGCATAATCACATCCTGCACCAGTCCAACCTAAACTACCAGATGAGTCATAAGGGATTCCCCAACCTAGATGATAATATCCTGGACCACCACCGTTATACCACCAAATCTCTACATTTAATTCTTTCTCTTCACTTACATCGTATATTGGAGAATATGCACTCCAAGTTGTTCCCTGCTCTCGCCAATTATTTATAGCAAGGTTTCCATTGACATACATTTTAAAGCCATCATCTGTGTATCCTGCAAATTTTGTTGATGTAAACCATGAAGGAACTGTTATTTTTCCAGTAAATTTAACAATAAAATTCTGATAATATCCACATGTAGCAGATCCAGGAGACATAGCATTTCCATTTAAAACACCAGAACATAGGTATTGATAGGGTACGGCCTGGCCATTTTGTCTAATTAAACTATAAACATCATATCTAAGTCCTTGACCACTTGCACTTTGCAAATTTGATTGTGCAGTTTGTAAATTTATATTGGCTAGATCAAGTGCATCTTTGGCATCATTTTTATTTTCAAGGGCTAAACCAATCAATACTGTCTGACCATCTACATTTGACTGAGCAATATCTTTTGCTTCTAATGCCAAGGCTTCTGCTTCTACTGCATCTTCGTAGTTTTTAATTGAGACATCTCTGATATCCCGCAGATTTTTAGCGTACATAAACTTGTTCTCTGCTATATCAATCATATTTATTAGACCATCTTTATAGTCTAATTTATCTACTGCGCTATTGAGGTTTTCAATTTCCTTGGCTGAAACAGTTAGAGGGTCATCAGAATGAGCATCTTGGGGTGCTATAAAAAGCCAGCCAAAGGCTAAAACTGTTGCTGTTACTATGCGTATTATTCGTTTTATTTGCCTTCCCCCTTGCAGACAAGATGTCTGTTAGGATGATTATACCATTTTATTGCACAAAAAAGGGGCTACCTTAATTGGCAACCCCTTTAGTGTTGGATTAATTACTTAACCAAAGTAACCTTAGCCTTTGGATTCTTTGCATTCCATTGCTTAGCAAGTGCATTGAATGATGCCTTTAGAGTTGCAAGCACTGCAGCATTATCTGCAGTCAACTTAGCAATCTGTGCATCCTTATCAGCAAGTGCCTTATCTGATGCAACCTTAGCATCTACTAGTGCCTTTGCTGAAGCAGCCTTTTCTGCTGCAAGAGCAGCATCTGAAGCAACCTTAGCAGCAGCAGCATCTGCAGCAGACTTTACAACTGCAGCATCTGATGTAGCCTTAGCAGCAATTGCTGCATCCTTAGCAGCATTAGCAGCAGCAAGTTCTGATACTAGATCACGAACTGCAATCTCTGCAAATGGAGCAAGTGTACGTGCTGTTAGACCAACTACATCTGCAGATGTTCCATCTGTTGAAGTTGTTGGAGCAAACATAATTAGTGCTCGTGTTCCAGTTGTTGGAAGTGTTGCAGCAAACTTTGCAACTCCAAAGTCTGAAAGTGTTGCGCCAGTTGTTGCTGTTGCTGAATCAACTGTTGCTGTTGCAGCAAACACTGTTGCAGTAATTGACTTACCTGAAACCTTATTTCCAAATACGTCAGTTGCTGTTACTGTGATGTCTTGCTTTGTACCAGCAGCACCAGCAGCAGGAGCAGATACTGTTAGATTATTAATCTTTCCAGCAGTTCCCTGTACGTAGTATGTAAGTGTTGTTCCACCATTTGTAATAGCAACTGTACCAATTGCTGTTGTCTTTGTATAGACATAAAATGTTGCTGTTGTTCCTGTACCAGTTGCAACTGTCAAAGATGATGATCCTGATGTTGCTCCTACTGGTGCAGCAGATGTGTGTAGTGCAGACACGATTGTTGCGTTTGTTGCTACTGCTGTAACTGATGTTCCAGCATCTACTGTTGCTACAAACTTAAGTGCATCAGCAGCGTCAACTGAGTTGTCTGCAGGGACTGGCAATGCAGCAGGTGTAGCAATTGCGGATGCTGTTGTATTAGCAGTTCCGTCCAATGATACAGCGACTGTCATTACAGCAGCACTTGCAGGTGTTGCTATGATTGTTGCGGTAGTCATGGCTGCAACCATGGCTAGAGCGATTTTCTTAAATGAGTTCATTTAATTTATTCCTTTTCTTTTATAGTGTTTTTAGCCTATCCAGATAGTCTTTAATTTCTTCTATTTGGCTAGGATTATATTGTATCACGTTGCCATGATCGGAGTCAAACTGCTTTGGCCTATCTTTAAATGTATGAATCTCTACTTCAGTGTCTATATTTTTAGGAGTATGAGATATTGCACCAAAAATGGCACCACACACGGCATCAGCCAAGTCCTTTGACTTCTTTCTTGGGTGATCAACTCTATTATTTGGCATGATCTTTAGTTGTGTCAATTCATCAAATAGTAGATCAATTGCTGGCATTGCCAATCTTTCTTCATACACAAGCATTGCCATATCTTCATAATGCTTCTTGCCAACAGAAACAGTATCAGTTTTCATTCCAACTTGTTTTAATTCGTTTTGAATGTCAAATGACTGCCAACGGTCAAATGAAACCATTCCAATATCAAAACCAATTCTTCTAAGATTTTGAATCCACTGCTTTACTTCTGATAAGTTTACTGGCCCCTCAATCTTAGGCTCCCACCAAGCAACAGCATCTACTACTACTATTGGGGCTACCTGCTCATAATTATTTATTACTTGAATATTTACCCATTTTTCTACATGAGCAATTGCTACTGCACACTTGTCATGCTTTTGTGCAAGGTCTGCGTGTACATAATATTTTTTATTTGGGTCTGGCTTAAAAGACTCTTCAAATCTTTTAAAATTATCTACTGGATTTCTTAAGGTCATACAAGATCTAACTTTGTCTACCTGCTTAAAAAAAGCATCCGATGCAAATGTTGGGACACAAGCAAATCGCATCATTGCATCACCAAGATCTGTCATAAAAGCAATTTTAAAATCGTCAATCTTTCTTGTTGGGTTTACTTCCCATGTCGGACGCTTTAATGCAAATACCCCTGGATATTTATATGAAAGGATTTGGTCTTCATCCCAAGATATTTGAAATTTATTGTCTGGATCTGAATCTGGAAGTAGTGGGTTAATTACAAACTCATGAGTTCTTTCTATTACATCTTTGTCTGCAATAACAGCATCGTATCTTTCTGAAATAAAGTCACCTGGATATCTTGGGAAAGAAAGCAAAACAACCTTTCCTAGGTCTGGAAAACGAGAGTCTACCGAACCACGAAAAGCCTTATATATGTTGTCAGCAGTTTTTCCCTGTTCGTTTCCTGTTCCAACCTCAGATGCAAAACCAGAAATCTCATCAAGAACTGCAAGCAAGAGGTTTAAGCCCTCATGTGATTCACGTTCTGAGTGACCAGAATAAACAGTGATTGATTTATTAAACTCAACAGAATCTGCTTTTGCATTATACTTTCCAATAAACCAAGGTGACTTTTCAATCTTTGTTTTAAAACCTTTAAAGAAAACATTCTTGGCCTGCTGAGCATTAATAGCAACGTTAATGAGGTCAATAGCATCTCCAGAGGGCTTACCAAAATACTTTGCTGGGTCTTTTAAGCATAGAAGTTTATATACGATGTATGAGCATGCTACAGTTGATGTAAAGTCTTTTCCAGATCCCTTGCCAAGTTGCAGAATGATTTCATTTTTTGTATATTTGTTGTAGTACTGAGTGCCTTTTTCTTCCCCCATTATATTAATCAAATCCTCTTTACGATAAATTTGACTCATTGCCTCAACAATATCGTACTGAATGTCTGATAATGGTGGCTGTCCAAGGTATTCTTCACCCTCAACAAATGTTCTTGCATCTACTGGGGTTTCTTCAAAATGATCGTCTTGAAGTGCCTCAAGAAACTCATTGAACATCGTGGACAACTGTAATCACCTCATTGTCTTTTGCAAATGAAGATAATCTACGCATGATTTCATCACGCACTTGTGGATACTCAGACGCAATGTCTTTTAGAATGCCGACAAGAACTTCTTGACGACGTTCAATCTCAATCATTTCTTCTGCAAGTTCTTTGTTTTCGAGCAGCCCAGCCTTTTGCAGCATATCAATTCTTTTAGATTCAATATCCATGACAAGTTTAATTGCAGCAGTTTTTGCACTAAGATTGTTTGTCATTGATGCTTCATCAATAACTTCATATGTTCTTGAGACTAACTTGCTGTAATGTGTATCTGCAGCAGCAAGTGCTTCTTTAGCACGAGCACGAATAGCATCATTAGCAGATGCCATGACCTTCCACTCATTAATAAGTGTTACTACCTTTTGTCTTGGTATAGACAATTGTTTTGAAATTACTGTTGGGTCATTGCCTTTTAAATATTCTTCTACAACCTGATTTACCTGATCAAGATGCTTAACTAGATCATCTTCAGTTGACATACTTTCCCTCTAGTCTATTAATTTCATCTTTAATATAAAAAATTGCTTTTTCTAAATCTTGAATAGTCTTAGACTCATCTTTAATACCTGCTCTCCACAAATACTTAAAGGCATTCCCAATGTTAAAATTGCGATGACGTGTAATTTGAATACATTCAACTCCAGAAGGATCTGTAGTATAGTGTGTTGGATGATTGACCTGATCAACAGTTATGTTTAAATTTTCACTCATCATCTTCCTCCCAGTCAAATGATTCTGGCATATTTTTCAAGGTTGCTGTCGCATATGAAATTCCAACTGCTGCAACTAATGATATAACAAATATAAGATATTTAATCTTTTTCATCTTTTTGATTTCCTTAATCCAAATTTAGCAAGATAAACATAGATGGTTTCTAAAGAACATCCACACTCTTTTGCAATCTCTTCAGGTGTTTTTTTATCCACAAGATATCTCTTACGCATAAAGGTTTCACTTGTATATAGTTTAGCAGCCATGGTATTACTTGTCAACTCCTATTGCTTTCCCCCAATTTTTTAAAGCCCAATGCCCAATACCACAAGCATCTGCAACATCATTATCAATAATAGTTCTATCATATATTGTATTAATAAATCTAATTGTTCTTTCTTTACGAAGATTTCTTTCATAAGATTTATACCAAGATTCTGATTTTCCAGGGTTTTGTGAACGAATAAACAGTTGCTCATCTTTTGATATTTTTTTATTGCCGATATAGTTTTGCCATGTTATTGGAGAAACTTTGCCTATTACTTTGGTTCCAGTTTGTCCTGCTGATCCCAGGATTGCTCCTTGAACTAGTGCAAGATCTGCTGCTGTCTTTGGGCTATTCATAAATACAGTATGCTCAATAATAATTGCTTCAAAGCCACCGTAGATATCAAAAAATGCTTTTACTTTTTTACCAGCATCCATGACTTTTTCATAAACATCATTTCCATCAAAGTTTATTTTTCCAACAGACTCCAAGTCCTCTCCATTAAACAGAGCAAATGCAAGACTATTAGTACTTGCATCGATAGCGCAAATTTTTTGTGGTTTTATTTCTAAGCCCCATTTATTCTTTACCATTTGTTTTACCCTTTATTTGTTTAATTGCTTTTGTAACTGCATCTGGATTTATTACACAAGAAGAACAAATTGTATCGTCATTATATATAGAGAGCGGAGAAGAGCAAGATTTGCAAAGCCTTGTCTTCCCCCTTCTCTTTTGTCTTTTTGAATGTAAGTATCTTTCAGCAATTTTTTCTTTTGTTGCTAAATCTCTACATTCTGCAGAACAGTATATTTGATAAGATACTGACTGACTAAAATTTTTATCACAAAACTTACAATTCTTCACCGAGAATCTCCAAGGGCGCTATTTTTAATACGCCTGGACCTGCAGACTCGCATGCTTTTTTAATTGGGCATGACTTGCATATCTTGGAGTTTGATCTATAGTTTTTGTTTGGCAGGGTTCTGTTTTCCCATGTCTTGCGAACTAGTCTCATCCAATCAAATGCCTGGTCTACCCACCGACGGTAATGATCGTTTACATCTACAGGGATCAATAGAAGTTCATGATTATTTTTATTTTCATAAATCATTATTCCAGTTGGTCTCTTTAAAATCTTCATATAAATAAGTAATTGCATTAAGTGACCATTCTTGGCCTTGCCTGATGCCTTTCTATATTCAAACCCTTCGTTCATCATTGTTTTAATTTCACCAATGAGTTCTTCTCCCTGCCAATCAAACATGACATCACCATATCCAAAGATAGGTGGATCTTCATTTTTTATCTTAAACTCTGTTGTAGCCTGATTATCTTCATCACGATAAATCTTTACTATGCCAGCATTCATCATTGCATTTTGAATTCTTGCATGGGATAAAGTTCCAGCAGTCATATTTGCTGCTGCATATGCATCGGCATTATCCTCAAATACCTGTCCGTCAAAAGCAAGGTACCAATATCTTGCACACTCTCCGTGACCATACGCAATAGTAGATGGAGCAAAGGTTTTCTTTGTTGTGTGTTTGTCTACACGAGTAATAGTGTATCCTTCTTTAATTTTTGCTTCAAGCCCTGCTATATCCATACGATGAACTGGTTTTTCTTCTGGCTTAATCATAACCGTATGTAGTAAATTTTTTGTCATTAATTTCTCGTTTCTATTAGTATAAGTATAGCAGACTATCGAGTTATATATTTTAATGCAGATACTAAATTATTAATAGATTCTGCTGCCGTATAATAAAGGTTTTTCTTTCCACGATCTGACTTGTCTACATTAGCCATCCAAGTAGCCTTAAAAGCCATCTTTGCAGCAATAGCCTGAAGTCTTACAATTTCAACGGTAGCCACATTCAAAGGAATGTCTGGCTTAACAATGATTTTTGCTATAAAGGTTAATGCAGTAGTTAGTTCTTCATCTTTCATGTAGTCTGCAATTTCTGCAAGACCATTTACCATATCTATTGTCGTAACTTCGTTTTGCATTTAATTTCCTTATCCAATAATTTTAAAGTTTAATAGTGCATCTTCTTTTGCAAAAAAGTCTTTATTGTATTGTGCAAACTGTGGATCTGCCTGCCAAGTTGCCAATCTTTCTTTTCTTTTTTCTGGATCACGAGAAACAAGGTTTAACTTTTCAAAGTCTTCTTTTGTTGAGAAATGCATTGTCAAAACCTCAGTGTTGTCTCCTTCTTTAAACAATACAGGCTCTCTCCAGTGTACCTGACCAGCACCCCAAAATATAAGAAGATCTCCGTACTGAAGATTAAAACTTTCACCTTCAATCACTATAGGCCAATCTATGTTAGCACCCAACTGGTAATCCATTGTTAATTTAGAAAAATAATTATCTGAATCGTAGTGTACTGGTAACTTTGGATTTGAGGTAGAATTATGTTCTTTGTTGTAACTTAGATAACTATTATGGTACATAAATACTTCCTCTCCAACTAAATTTGAAGCAAACCTTTCAAGTTTTCTTCGTATGTGTTCTGGATACATTACTTCTATCTGCATTCTTGATAGGTCAGGCAGCAGCATAGGTGCATAGAACTCATCTAAATCCTTAGCATTTTTTTGATACTTTACAATTGCTTGTAAAACTTCTACTTCTGCTTCAGTAAAAAAATCTCTAATCACATGTGGAACTATTTTATTTTTTGGTTCATGTCCTGTATTCATATTAATATTATACACCATCCTCTGAAAGTTGTTCTAAAATACTCATCTCAATTATAGCAAGTCTAACTTTTGTGTTGCCCTCTCCTATTACTACAATAATGGCTGGGTCTTTGCCATTTTTCATGGCATCTGTTGTAGCCTTAGCCCATACCTCTTTGTTTAAAGTAAAAGACTTTCCGACCTCTTTAAAGTCTACAACAAAGTTTTTCCAGGAAGCATCTCCTTTTTGTGTATTTCGCCCAGAGTTTTTGTGCTGTTTTGCACCTATTCTCTTAGACTCACTCTTCTCTGTCATTACCCTTCCATTTCTGCTTTCCAAACTTAACACTACTTAGATGCTTATTAGCACACATCCAAGTTGCTGTCTTTGTTTCTGCATAAAGCCTTAAAGACTTGACCTCAGTTTTACATTCGTGACAAGTAAACTTTCCATAATATACTGTAAAACTAGCCATTTAATTTTGCCTTGATTGATTCTTGCAAGTCAAGATCTTCTCGTACACGATTTACAAACGCTTCCTTGCCTTGCACCTTTGATCCATCAGGAAGAATATACCAGGCTCCAGTGCGCTCAACTATACCGTTTAACTCAGCAGTAGTAACAAGATCGCCGATGGTGTCAAGACCAATATCGTCACCTCTAAAATAAAAATCATACTCGCCAGATTGAAACCCTGGGGAGGTTTTTGAGAACTGTAGTTCCCATTTAATAGTTCTACCAATTTTTTCTTCAATTAATTTATCTCCTACCTTGATTTTGCCTTTAATTGCTTGATTGTCTGATTCTGAACTAAATAGTTTGATGATGCATGAAGAGTAAAACTTAGTAGCCTGACCACCTGACGGCTGCTGGCTAGTATACATAGCGTTAATATTATTGCGGGACTGAGAAATAAGCACAAGAAGAGTTGGCTTAACTTTATTATTTGCATAGTTAAGCATTTTCCACGCATTACTAAAGTCACGAGATTCTGCTCCAATCTGCTTTGTGTTTTCCAAAGCCTTCATTTCATCTGTATCTTTTTCAAAATAGATTGCTGGAAGCATTGATGTGATAGAGTCTACTACAATTAGATCAACTCCAGCATTCATTAAACCAACTCCAACATCTACCATATCACTGATAGTTCTTGCTTGTGAGTAGATTAGTTTTGTTGGGTCTACACCCAAAGATCTTGCCCAATCTTCTGAATATGACATCTCAGAGTCAATCCATGCACACAGTTTTCCCTCTGCTTGTGCTAGAGCAATCATCTGAAGGCACATAGAAGACTTTGCAGAAGACTTTGATCCCCAAATAAGAACCTGTCTGCCATATGGTAATCCTCCACCTAGTGCACGGTTTAAACCATAACTAGGTGTTGGCTGATACTCATAGTTAACTCCAACTCCGCTTCCCAATCTTTTTCTTAACTTAGGATCAAGTTGTGCTAATGCTTCTTCTATACTAACCGACATGTACATCCTCCAATGTTACTGTTCCGTCTTTTGTCTTTCCAAAATCAAACTTGTATGCTTTTCCTTCTTCAATACTCATATACGCTTTTGCAAATGATGTAGGGAAAACTGTAATTGAATGTAAGTCTCTTCTTGTGTCTGCAAGAGTAAGAGATGCCATTTTCTTTCCAGTCTTTGTAATTCTTGGTTTAAAAGAAACTACAAACATCTCATCATCCTTGTATGGCAACTGCTTGTAACTTAAAAACTTTACAAGAGCATGAGATGATTCTTTTATCTCATCTGAAGGTATGAAAGAAACAATCCTATTATCATTACACAAGACAAGATAAGAGCGACCTGTCTCAATAGTTGTATTTTCATCATCAAATATACCGACACTGCCAGTTTTGTCCAAAATTTCAACTCGTGACCATCCTGTTCCTCGCTTAATTGATTTTACCATACCCATGAATATATATGATCCCTTTTCTTCAAAGTCAACAATATCCTGAATGAAGGCATAGTAATGAGAAGGAATTGTGATATTAAACTCTGGAAGATTTAAATATTCGTACAGATTCTCTTTAATCTCCTGATCATTTCTAGGATTATCATTAAAGGTTGCAGCACCAATTACTCTGAGTGCCTGTAGTGCACGACTGTTTACTCCGTTACCCTTGGTAAATGTAAATTCTTCAAGTTCTTTGTAAGAACTAAATGGTCGTGCAGATATGTATCGTTCACCAATTTTATCAGATATGAACTTGATAGCACTGAGTCCAAACCGAATACCTTTACCCTCAATTTTAAAATCGATATCCGAATCGTTAATATGAGGTAACTTAATGCTAATACCCATTCTTTTTGCTTCAATAAGGTATTCAGTTCTCGCATCTTTATCCTTTTCATTTTTTAGCACTGAGTACATAAACTCAAGTGGATAGTAATACTTCAACCATGCTGTCCAATAAGATAGGGTTGAGTATGCTACTGCGTGTGACTTATTAAATGAGTACCCTGCGTGAGCCTCAAAGTCATGCCATAAGTCAAGAGCAAGGTTTGGAGAGATAAACTTTGATGCACCCTCTACAAATTTCTCTTTAAACTGATCAAATTCTTTAGCATCTTTTTTCTTACCAATGATCTTTCTAACTTTATCTGCTTCCGACATGGACATACCGCCAAGGTGTACGCATGCTTGCATAACTTGTTCCTGGTAAAGAATACAGCCATAGGTGTCCTCCGTAAATTGTTTTAGTACTTGATGAGTATAAGATATATTTTGACGACCATGCTTACGATCAACATAGTCCTTACCAATTGTGTTCATCGCACCTGGTCGAACCAGAGCATTAGATGCTGCAAGTTCGTTTAGATTCTTGACACCCATCTTAACTAAAAGGTTGGTATAAGGTGCTGCTTCACACTGGAAGACACCCTTTGTGTATCCATCTGAAAGCATCTGATAAACATTGGCATCGTCCATTTTAATTTTAAGAAGATCAATCTTTTTGCCATCACGCTCTTTGATGATATCAATTGTATTCTTAAGAACAGATAATGTTTTAAGTCCCAAGGCATCGATCTTAATTAAACCAATTCTCTCGGCCTCTTCCATGTCAACGCCAACAACAGGAATTCTTTCATCAGAACCAGTAGATGATCTTGTTTCAAGTGGTGCATATCTAAAGATTGGTTCTTTTGCAGTTACCACACCAGCAGCGTGAATACCTGTACCACGGATGCGACCACGAAGTTGCTCTCCGTAAACTTCTACTTCTGGATACTTTTCACGAAATTCTCTGGTTGATTTTGAATTGCAGAAATCATCCCAAGAGTCCACAGTTTTTAATACTTTATTTACATCTGATAGGGGAATGTTTAATACTCGTGCAACGTCTCTAACAATTCCCTTACCTGTAAATTCAAGGAAGGTGGCAATAGATGCAACATGTCGGTACTGTCTAACAAGATAGTCTTTTACTTCTTCACGACGAGTATCTTGAATATCTGTATCAATATCTGGAAAGTCATTGCGCTCTGGATTAATAAAGCGGAAGAACAAAAGGTTGTGTTCAATAGGATCAATATCTGTAATCTTTAGCGCATAACAAACAAGAGATCCAGCAGATGAACCACGACCAGGACCAACCATGATTTCTTCTTTCTTGGCCCAGTTAATCATGTTACTCACAACAAGGAAGTATGGAGCAAATTTCTTATCTTTAATAATCTGTAATTCTTCTTCAAGTCTATCAAGATACTCTTTGTTCTCTGATAGTCCTCGCTCTGCCAAACCTTCCAAAGCAACCTTTGCAAGTTCCTTGTCAGGACTTTTGTACTGTACTGGTAGAAGGTTTAATCCTTCTTGAATACCGTAGTCTCCTACTGTCTCTGCTAATAGGATTGTATTTGAGTAGATGTCTGGTCGATCAATACCCTGCTCTTCCATGGCTGCTTTAATTTCTTCATATGAAAGCAGATGGATATCAAACTTATTAAATGTAATCTGACGGTCTTCGCCATAAAGATAATCAAGGCGTTCCATGATGTTGCCTTTTTTCTTTGACTTTTCATATGTTGCATCTTTTACAAACTTACCGTGTGTATTCATAAGTAACTTAAACTCTTGAACTTCTTTTTGTGATGGATCAACATGGTGGCAATCTGGTGTAACAATAACCTTAATGGAAAACTCATCTGCAAGTTCAATTAAATACTTGTTTATATGTGCTTCGTTATGAGGCATAACCTCAACATAATAGTCATCACCAAATCGCTCCTTAAACCAAGATAGATACTTCTTGGCAAGTGCAAACTCTTCCTCTTCTAATGCTTTAACTAGAACGCTACTTGGACATGCAGAAGAAACAATGATTCCCTCTTTATATTTTTCTAATATCTCAAAGTCAAATCGTGGCTTCTTAAAGAAACCATCTGTCCAAGATAATTCGCTAATCTTGTTAAGGTTTTCCAAACCAATTTGATTCTTGGCTAGAAGGATAATGTGGTTGTAGACAAGATCTTGCTGACCTTCTCTTTCAGACTTATCTCGTGTATCAGATATGTCTGCACACATGTATCCTTCTAGACCTAGAATTGGCTTAATGCCCTTTGCTTTTGCAATACGGTGCAGTTCCCTATGCCCAGATAAAGTACCGTGGTCAGTGATGGCTATTGCTGGCATCCCTAACTCAACTGCACGGTTCACGTATTCTTCTGGAGTAGCAATCCCATCAAATAAACTAAAATGGGTATGGACATGTAAGCCGACGTAGTTCATATTACCAATCTGCGTTGGTAGATGAAGTTACAGATGGACCATCAAAGCCCAAATAGTATGCTTCTTGCTCGGCATAAGGAATCTTCTTAAGTGCTGACTCAAGAGGATAAGGCTCAATGTCCTTCCAATCAAATGGTTCCTTGTCTGGTGCTGATGGAATAAGTGTGTAATTAGTTTCAGTCCCCTGACCATTACGCTTTAACTTCCACAGTACATTTGAGATGCTTCCTGTTTCAAGAGCATACTCACGAATTGTATTAAATGATGATTGCTTGCTGATACCCATTGACCAAATTGCAACATAAGGTGCTTCAATTCCGTCATCAACTAGTACGTTGCAGTAGAAACGAAGACGGCCACGCCATCCTGCCTTTGGATCCTTGCGGTGCATTTCTTCTGCCCAGTCACGACCCTCTGACTCCATTGTGTCTACAGCCTTGCGCTTGTAGTCCTTTGGGTTTACGTGCTCCTTAACAACAAGTGCTAGTCCACGCTTTTCATTATAGTTTGCAGAATCTTCATCAAGTTCTTCAATGAATCGAATCTTTACAGATTGACCGTCTGCAAGTTTTAGCCACTTTACCTTTGGCCCGTCGTTTTCATACTTTGGCTTGTCGAGCAGGGCATTGATATTCTTGAGTCCCTTTACTACGCTCATATTATTCTCCTTTGTTTATTATATTAGTTTAGCATAAGTGATATTGATTTGTCAAACTGAAACTCTAAATTTCTAAGTTCTTCGTCTGGCATATCGCCAATATCTTTATACTGAGTGTTTAGTTTAATAACGGAAACACGAGTAGATAGTTTCTCAACGATTCTATCTTTCATATTTCCTCCCGCCTCATCATTATCAGCAATAACAATAATGTTATTAAAATACTTCTGAAGCAATTCTATCTGTGTACTTGATACATTTGCACCAAGCGTTGCTACTGCTGGAAGACCTACCTGATCAAGCCTAATAGCATCAAATGAAGATTCCACTACATATACTCTATCAGACTTCTTAACTCTGTGCAAGTTAAAAAGGGTTTTACTTTTTGGTAGTCCTGGCGTATTTTTAAAATCTTTTCCCTCAATAGATCTACCAACAAACCCTAAAGGTATCCCATCTGGGCTATGAACTGGAACAGTAACCATGTCTTGCTTTTCGGAATATCCTAATGAAAACTTTATGCATGAAGGTTTTTGAATTTTTCTATATGTAAAATAATTCTTTGCTCTTTCGGAAGCAACTAGGTTGTTGTGTAATCTTTTAATAATTAATTCATCAAATGTTTTATACTGCTCTTCTTTTACAAGAACCTTATCAATCTCTGTAGTAAGATTAGTTAATTTTTCTTTAGTTTTAATAAATCTAGCAGCCTCAAAATATGTCCTACCAGAGGTATACATAACCAACTCTATAAGGTCTGCAGATTTCTGACAAGAGAAACAGAAAAACATTCCGCTATCTTTTTGAACTTCTCCTGCTGGTGTTCTGTGATTATTGTGAAATGGACAAAAGATCATGAAGTCTGCATCAAGTTCAGACTCTACGGTAATACCCGATCCTGTAAGGACTCGCTTGACTTGTTCTGCGGAATAAAGATTGGAGTTGTTCCGTCTATTCCTGCTATCCATTCGCTTTTCCTCTTCCCTGCGTAGACTGCCTGTATTGATAATTCAAATTCAAAAAAGTTCTTTATCTCATTATACCCTATAGTAAAATCTGGGTCAAGATCAATTCTTGGCACATAACCACTTAATTTCATTTCCGATACCAATAATCTTATATACTCATCTTTAAGTCTGCCAATCATTGAGTCATCATAAATTATTCCATCAAGGTAAAACCTTTTGATAGTTTTATGATGGTATGAATCATAAGTGTTGGCACTCTTTTTTGACATACCATATTATAACTACTTATCTTCAAAGTCTTTATATCTGTAATATCCCTTATCAAAATCACACTGGACTAAAAAATCACCCATAAATCCGTTACGATTCTTTCTAAATGCACACTCAATGATATCGCTATTTGTACCACGGCCCAAAGCAAGAACCCAATCAGCATCATATGCAATCTGTCTTGACCATGCAGTTTGACCCAGTGTTGGGACTGTGGATAGGTCATTTACATCATCTGGTGTGGCAGATGAGATAGCGATGATTGGAACTTCTTCACCAATAGCCATAAGTTTAAGTTCACGAGAAAGGTTCTTCATTCGTACTGTTTCATTATCTGACTTCTGATTAGGAGCCATTAACTGAAGGTAATCAACAATTACAAAGTCTGGCTTATACTGATCAATCTTTCCACGAAGAACTGAGGGATTAATTTCACCACCTTGATCGTTTGATATGATGTGGAACTCTGGCTTGCCCTTAAGATTCTTAGCATGCCAGTCTTTAAGCATATCTATTTCAATCTCACCATTACTAATTTTGCGATGCGACCATCGGCCCTCTCCCATAATAGTAAACACACGATTGCGAACTTCTGTCTCACTCATTTCAAGAGAGATGACCATTGGACTCTTACCTTGCTTCCATGCTTGAACTGCAAAGTATAGCGCTAACCATGACTTACCAATTCCTGGGTAAGCAAGAAACACTCCAAGTTGTCCTGGCATAATGCCTGAAGGAAGATAATTATCAAAACCTGGGAGTCCAGTTTTAATTCCAGATAAACCTAGTGCCTGCTGTTTCTTTACATTCTCAAAATATGCAATAGCAGACTCAAGGTCTGTAACATCAATGTCACGAATTGCTGCTGTATTTTTTTTGAGTTCTGATGTTTTTGTAATTAACTCGTTAAGTGCACCAGTTCCATTATTGTTTTGAATCTCGCTTGCTGCAGACCTAATAATATCCTTTAGGCTATCTGTAAGGTATTCTCCTTGAAGTTCTTCAAGATGATGCTTTGTTGCACCAACTCCTGCTACTGGCTCAAAGTCTCTAAATTTTTCAGTAACTAGTTCTGCTGGAGGAAGAACTGAGTTATTTTCAAAATATAGTCTAACAAAGTTCCAGATATCGCCATGCGTTCTTAAAAGATTATCAACATTGGCCTGCAATAGCACGTGAATCTGCTTATCATTTAAAACAGCCGTAAGAAGTTTTGCCTCTGTATTATTCACTTAACCACTCCTTTGCCATTTTTCTGCGCTCTGCTCTTTCTTGATCATCTTTATTTTTTTCTTTTTGTGCCTGCAATATTTTTTCTGCATTATATGCAAAGTAGTTCCAAGATGGATTTTCTGCAACTGAAAAATAATACTCAAGTATATCGTAGCATCCTGGCAACGTATATGATTCAACAAGAGCATCTGAAGCCCACTGCTCTACATTAAGGTTAAGGGATGGCTTTGATTCGTACCTTGCGGTATGATACTTGCTGTATCTTGAAAGCAAAGCCATACGGTCTTTGCGTTCTGCCATTATCCCTCAGCAGCCTCCGACTGGGCTTCTAAAATCTTTGCTGTTAGTTTATCTTCAACAAACTTATAAACACGCTCAAAGGCTTGGTCTGGAGTTTCTCCGTTACGTCTTGAGTCAACAATACCCAAATCAAGTCTCAGCGATTGAAAGTTTCCTAGATTAAGTGTGTATCCAAGTGTAACTGATACCTTTGTGTCTTCGTTTTCCATTTTATACCCTTCGTTAAATAGATTCATTCCAAATTGGAACAAACCGTCCATCTTCAGTTCTCGTATATGTAAGTATACCATCGCCCATTCTTCGTGTCAACTCTTGCTTACTAGGCGTAATATCATTAGTTATTAATTTGTCTTTTCTTGGCCTACCAATATGGTATGAAGCAAGTATATCACGAATAGCCCTTACCTGTGATTCTGAGTAGTATGACCTAACCTGAAAACCTCTTGCACCACCTTTTTGTGAGCCCGTCGGAAACGGTATCACTCCACGCTTCATCAGAGATGGCATATATTTTTTATGACGGTTAACCAACTCAGCAGTCTGACCTACTGTGTATGCTCGTTCTCTTTTATTTTTAAACTCACTAATTAAACAACTTTCAATCTGATCTTTGTTTATATTATAAACAGACATAATTCCGTTGGAATGATTATAGTGATGAATTCTAACCAGGTCTCCGTTAAGAAACCAGACCTTTTTGTTACCTGGTATTACAGGTGACTCATTGTATTTTTCGCTCTCAATTGTTCCCTTTTTAATAACCATTGGCCCTCCTGAGAATTGCTAGGTGGATGAAAAAACTTTCTTAGTCCACAAGTTATGCAATATATTTCTAAATTATTTATTTCAGTATATTGTCTATCTATAAACATTCTTCCATTGCATTTTTGACATCTAATCATTAATTTGGTATTCCAATAATCACTAGGTTAATTCCAATACTTGTGTCTCCTCCAGCATTGAACTTAACAGTGCCCTCAACTTTTGAAGTTGAAACACTTTTTAGCGTAACCGTTACATCTTTTCCAGCATCTGTGTTTCCAACGTTTACGGGGGTTGCCGTTACTACTGGAGCAAACTTAAACTCACTTGGAAAATCATAAGAGAATGATTGTGAAGATCCAGCGGTTTGTGTTGTACTAGTAGTTACCTGAACATACCCTCCAATAATTCTTGCCTCAGATGCTTTAACGCTTTGCTTTCCAGCATTTGGTGTATCAACTGTTACATACTTATATGTTGATGGTGATACCTGAACAGAAAGATCATTAATAGCCTTAACAATCTGATATATATAAGTTACGTCTAAAGGTTGCCCTCGCTCTGGTACAGGTAATATTGCCATATTATAATTATACCAGACTCACAATTTGAGAATCGTATATTTCTAAATCTTGAGAAAGTGTTGGATCTATAGAAGATATTTGAACTATAACCCTTACTGACTGAGTTCCAGTTTTTAAAAAAGAATAGTTATTAGATCCAGTGCTGGCTATATACTTTGGAGTCTGTCCATCAAAACCAACAAAAACATCATAAACTATTTGAACTGATACCTCCCCAGTAGTCCAGTTAGCCAATATTAGATTTCCAACAAAATTAAGATCTCCTTCTCCTATTATAACAGCATCTGAATTTGTTACAAAAATTTTTGAATATGCCGACTTTCTATTTCTATCTTCTGCAATAAGTCTAAATCTAACAACTCTTGAGTTTGATGATGTTACATTTCCCAATAAATCTTTTTTAATAACAACATTTTTAATACCCTTGTCTGCCATTATGCAACACCCAAAGCAAATCTAAATTCAATATAGTTTGTTGTATTTGCTGACTTTATAATTGGCCTTGATCCAACATTTTTAATCACAGAGTATCCAGTTAGTCCATACAAAGAGTTTGTGGATGTAATGTTTTCAAGTCTTAATCCATCTAAGCAAACATAGAAAAGATCAGAGGGCGAACCAGCCTCAGTAACACAGGCATAAATTTTTGCAACAGCAACATTTCTCCAATCAAAATTATCTGTTTTGTTTAAATCTTTAAGTGCTTTTGATGCAACTATATATCTATTAGTCGCAAGATTTCTTTTTTCTGTTGCTGTGCCTTGCGAATAAGACATATCGTCTATATCTACTTCAAACCTTGCATATTCTTGAACAGAGTCTACGCCTGCATAAGAAAACTCTAACAAAATCTTAACGTTGTCTGGAACAGTATTAGAGTTGGAGACTTTGTTAACAACAGAAAATGCCAATCTCAATTCATCTAGTGGACTATTTTTTGTAAAATCTACAGTTGTTTCATTAAGACGAATAAACTTTGAGCCAGTACCTATTTCTATTTTGTTTTGATTATTTAACGTAAGTGTTGAATTGTTTCCAACAATAGCAATTATGTTATTTAAAAACCTGCATCTTTCATTTCTTGTCACTCTAGGTGACTGAGTAAATATTCTATTATCGGCATTTGTTTGAAAAACACTATCTGTCTGATTTATAATACCATTTTCAGAATCACCATCTAGTGGTGTATATACAGATTTTATCTCTATAGCAGAAGAACCATATGGTTGATAGAGCCAGTTATCTGTGTCTGCAAAGGAATAAATATTCCTACTATCAAAAGATCCAGCAACTGGATTTGATGCTGCAGAAAAAACTCCAACCTCGGTAATTTCGTATCTTTCTTCTGTTGGTAGTTCGGCTGTTAAGACTATCTTATCTAAACCATCTTCATTTACAAACCCTCTGGATATGATTGGAACACGAAACATTTCAAAATCTAGCGAACTTTTCTCTGAGTAGTCTCCAAAGTCAGCGATGCCGTCAGAAGCCACTGGAGTGGGTCCACAGCCCACAGCAATATGAGAGGCATATGATTGTATCTGCCCAACAAGATATTTGGCTAAAAGATTTTTACCTGTATTAGTTATCATTAATCACTCCCATTAATATATTGTATCATCAAAAATTTCTCCACTAGTTAGTACCTGAACCTCTGCCTGCTCATTTTCTTTAACATTAACTAAATTAATAACCAAATCGCCAGTTAATGGGTCAATGTACACTGATTTACAGTTAGGAACTTTTTTCCACTTTGTCTTATCTTTTTCATCTGGATTGCTGTCTGGTGGAAATATATCGTATCCAGTTCCACAAATTGGAAGATGATCAAAAATTGATAAAGATAAAGACTTAAGGTATGAGTCAGAGGCCTGAAGCCTTAAAACATTGTTTGGATTATATTGTAAATATAGGTCTGTTAAATTTTTGATTGGGGTATAAATAACCTTTTGACCATTTACCAAGTCATGCCTAGATATAGTAGCAAGTTCATACCCACCAATATCTTCAAAGATAAGGTCTGTCATTATCTCAATAGACATAACATCATCATTAAAAAGAATAAGGTCTGGCGTTGCAACCTTGATAGACTTAGTGTCTTCTTTTGCTATTGCTTCTGGAAGGGCTGCAGTTGGGTTTAATGGCTCACCGCCACCATCAATAAGACTTGTCACTATGCCACCTCACTTAAAAATAATGTCATTTCTGGTCCATCTGAACTTCTTGAAAATTCAATATTATAAACAACAAATCTGGTAGAAGCACTTGATGCCATGCTTATATCATTTTCTTTGTAGTCTAGGCTAACAATATCTCCTAATTGAATTGTAGGTATTGAAAATATTTTAACCCCAATAGATTTTCTTGGCTTCATTGTTTTTTCAATCATCCATTTCATTAGGCCTGATGCTTCATCTTGTGACTGTATGTATGGTGTATTTAAAGAAAAATCTTTTTTGCCGTAAGTCATTCTGCTCAACTTTATGTCTTGATAATCTTGTTTAAACTTGTATGGGTTTGAAATTAACTTATCTGCTACAAACTGAGGATTTGACTCAAGAGTATTTTTATTAAAATAATCATCTACCGTTAAATTATTATTTGATTGTTGAGTAAATGTAATTCCTTGAACTCTTAAATAGTTTCCGCTTGTCTCATCTAGGCTAAGAGCCGTGTCTGTTGCATTGAAAATAATAAACTCTGCTCCATACGATCCTGCTCTAAATCCAGAAACAACATAGCCTTTTATCTTATTAAATGTTGGAGATATCTTTGCAGTTAGTGCTGGGTATGCTTTATCATACTTAAAGTTAAAAACTGCTGCTTCTCTCATAATGCTTCCAAACTCTTCAAAATAGATGTTGTACTTTGGTGGTTCTGAAGAACCAATGCCAGCAAGGTATGTATTTTGTATCAAACCACTCATTGCATACTTACGGAAAGACTCATTTGCATCAATTTCAGAATCTCCAAATACTGAGTTAACTGGGGCACCCAAAGAGAAAGAAGTGTTTTGAGAATAGTTGTTGCATAAAGCATAAACATTTTCAAACATTGCTCTTGAAGATCCTCTTGTAAATAATGCTACCTCAGAGTATACTGGTAGTGGTTCATTGTCGTCTACTGTTTTTATTAGTTTGCCATTAATGTATAGATAAAATCTTCTTGTTTGTCCTATATCTTCATACTCTACTGCTAGATCATATACCGTTGGATTTTCCTCAGAAAACACTCTTGACTGACCAGTAAAATTACCATCATCAACAGTAATCTTAGCCAGACCCTCCCATAAGCCAACTGGCACTGCTTTTCCATCATCAGATTTTATTTTATAAAAGAAAACATTGCTAACAGTTTGTCTTTGTTTTTTTGATAAATCACCAAGACCCAGGGCTGCTATTTCAAAATAGTATCCCACATTTGTTGTTGGATTTACCATTACTCCAATGCCTGCAGACCCGCCTGCAATATTAATGTTTTTATCTGGTGTTGACCCAGTTACAACATAATAAGTTGAAGAGCCATTTGAGGTTTGTCCACGATCCTGATTGCTTTCTATTTTTCCAATGATTCTTACTCTTGTTCCAAAGTGCTTATACTTTTTATCCTGTAATGACTTATGAACATAAGAAATGAAATCTCTTGGCTTTTCTTTTGTTGTAAAGTTAGGACCAGTTAATGAAAGTGCTGATGATTGAATTGACCCAGGAATCTGCTGAGTTTTTGTTGTTATCTCTCCAACATTTGCAGTGGACATAAAGTTTTTAATAATTCCTGTTCGTGTTGATGATCTTGCTAGGGCATCAGAAGAAATGTTAGTGTCTGTTAGTTTTCCAGCAGAATCTACAAGTGTTACAGCAGGCACTTGCTTTTTGTCAAAAAGATATTCAGAAGACATGTAACAACCTTTTACATTATCATCAGATTTCCAGTAATCAGATATGCCAGCAGTATGAGCAACAATTGTTGTTCCAAATTGTCCACGACCATGTTTTTGAACATCCCCATTTTGTAATTTAGTAACTCCAGACTGTTCAAAGTATTTTGGCTCAGAGTAAATTCTTACTAGACCAGTTGGATATATCTTTCCATTAAATGGAAGTTTAGAAAAATAATTTTGATAGTCTTCTACTGATGTTATCCAAACATTTCCAAAGCCAGTGACATTATACTGAACTGCATCATATTTAATAATTTCTCCTTGAGAATAAAAGTATCCATTATATCTTGTAATCCAATATGCAGCCTCGCCAAGACTAAATGTATTATTTATTACAATATTATTTTTTACAACTGGAACATCTGCTGAAAGATAGGAGTTTAAAGGTATAGCACTAAGGACATAAGAAGACTGTGTATTGACTTCATTGTTTATGGACTTTGTATTTTCTGTGCCAGATACTTCCCACAGCAAGGCAGGCTTATAGGTGTAAAATCTTTCATCATCTAAAAGACTAGCCTGCCTTAAAGAACCTATAGATCTTTGTATGTGCCTTGTTGTGTAGTTAATAACACCGTCGTTATAAACATTATTAGGCTGGGTAGAAACAGAAATAACATTTGCAAGTTTAGTATTAGTACTTTTGTTTTTAATTTCTTTATCCTGAACTAAATCTACAGTTCCCTTGAGTTCAAATGTGACTGGTCTTTGAACTGCAGTTGGCATAATATAATCTTTGCTCATCATAACAAAGTTGTTATATTCATCAAAGAACATTGCAGTCTGAGTTGAGACGGCTAAGTCTTGAAGAATTTCTGCAACACTTTTATCTGGTCCAACAAAAAAGTATGGAATTATTATTTCTTTTTCATTTTCAACTCTTTTAAAAGTATAGTTAGAAAATCCAATATAGTCTAGCAAAAGAGAAACTGCAGAACTAACTGATACCTCTGTCATCAATATTTGTGGAGCAGTAATTGATTCTAAATACCAATACATATCTCTTAAAGAAAGAGAGACTGTTTTTCCCATAAGGTCTTGCTTTGGAAATGAATCAGAGTAAAGGGTTTTCATTGGAACATAATAATCCCATCCAGCAACATCAACGATTACTTCATAAAATTTAAACTGAACATGTCTATTTACATATTTTGCTATTATACTTGATGAGTTGTTTTCATTAAATGCTTGATCGTAATCAAATATATTAATGCTTCCATTAGAAGCAATTAATTGTCCAACTGGCAAACCGCTTATGCCAAGATCTGATGCGCTCTTATTGATTGAATAGTCCAAGGTTTTATCAGAAACATTCATAGCAAGTCTTGGAGATATTTCTATTAAATCAAATGTTGAATCTTTTACATTCATTGACTGAACAACAATTCTAATTCCAGAGATGTATTCAAACTCTCTGTACTGTGCCTTACCATCCAAAGACTTTATGAATACATTTGGAGATGTTGCATCTGTCACAAAGTTTGTTAGTCTATTTACTGTTTCATCCTGAACATACCAGCCATATTTTGGGGTTATTATTGTATAGTCTGTTCCATTCCAAATATAAAACTTACCTATATCATTTTCATTTTCTTTAATAAGATAAGCATATCCAACAACAGACTGTTCTGGAAGCAAAGATATGCTTGCATATATTTCTGCAAATACAAAGTTTGATCTCCACTCATCTGGAACAACTAGTCCGTAAGCAATTTCAACATATCCATCACTACTAATAATAGGTGATCCGTCTGCTCTTCTTGTCGCAGGGTTAAAAGAAATTACGTCTTCCCAGTTTCCTTCTTTTAAAAATTGAATTTTCCATCTATTAGGGACCTTTTGATTTAGTTCTCCAAAAAATGGATCTGCAAATGCGCCTGTGGGTGATGAGAATGGACCAAGATTTTCTGTTCCAGTATGTGTTTGCATTTTTACAACAACTCTATTTGTTGGGACCTTTTCTTTATAAACAACAAATGGGCAGGCATCTTCTATAGAGTTTTGCGAGCCTCTGACTTTTGAGGCAATTCCGTACTCTTGTCCTAATTCAGTTCTATAAGATGTCCAGTATTTAAACTTATCATTTTTATCTGGCATATAATATCTTGGTCGGTCTGCCATGTATAGGTTTGGATGGTGTAGTTTTCCATTTTCAAAAAATGCAGCCTTATTAATTCCAGACCTTGGTCTGAACTGTTCAAAGCATGCCTCTAAAGAATAAAGAGTTTTTAATTTTTCTTTTTTTGTTAAAAATGTTGTAGGAATGTCATCATTGTCAAAAGTTCCATCAACTAGAACATCTGCATCAGTTGCCCCTGTATAAAAATTTCCATCATCATTAATGTCAAAACTTGTGGGCAAAGAAGAATAAATAGAAGAAGGATCTGTTGGTCTATATCTATAATTACCAATATGTTTGATATTGGTTGGTATATTCATATTCCATTCTGCTGTAATTATTGACTTATTACGTACCGTCGAAGAAGTCTCTAAAAATGTTTGCAGGTCTTTATCTTCAAACATTATACCTCTTCCAAACTTATTGAGACATTCCAGTAGTCAAAATTGCTTCCTCGTTTTTCAACAGAGTATGAAAAATCACTAATAAACATTTCAATAAGTTGATTATATTGTCCTAGATGATCGTAAGGCTCTGGTGTGCCCTTGAATATGCCCTTTCTATCGTATGCAAGAAATACCCAAAAAGAACCTTTGTGAGAGTCATACCACTCAAGCATATCTGCTCCACCTGCTCCTCCATCAGTCGTGTAAGATTTATATGGAGATACCCCTGTGGCAGTATCAAATGCTGGTACGTTTGAATGAGATCTAGATGGAATCATATTCCAACTTGTGCTTAGTGTAAGTTTATCTGCAATATGATATGATCTCATGCGACCATTAATCATTCTTTCACGCTTTTCAATTCTTTCTTCTGAAAACTCTAGTGGCTGTCTGTTATCATCGGTAATAAAGATAAATTGATCTAGTAAGGTTTGATCCTCAACGCTTTCTGGGTCTACCCCAACCTCATATCCGTAAGGAATGTATAAACCATTTTGCAATGTGCCAGAGTTTTCAGACCAAAGCATTCCGCTTGGTCTGTTGTATTTCCTACGACCTTGGATATATGTTGCCCTAGGATCTATCTGCTCATCGGCCATTTAGTGATACTCCTCTGATTCTTCTATCATCAACCTTTTTAATTGTTGACATTACTGCCTGTGCAATATCATTTGGATTTGCATCTGTCTTTGCATTAACTGTTAATGTATATGTATTATTATACACTGTGCCACCAATAGAATCACCATTATTAATTTTTCTCATATTATCTACACCGTAGGAATCTACAGCATATTTACTCATTATAAATTCGCCTGGAGTTAGCATTGCTGGTACTGTATCAGTTCCCTTTGCAAAACCACCAACAGCAAAATATTTAGGAATAAGTCCACCAGTAGACCAGTTTCCAAATGCTTGGGCTGCTGCAGCATTTCCGCCAAACTTTTTAAGGTTTGCTTCATCCTGTGCTTTCTTTGCTGCTGCTGCTTTATTTGCTGCCAACTGTTCAGCCTGCTGTTTTGCATAGTCTGGTCCAGTATTATATTTCTTTGCAAGGTTCATTTGATCTGTTAGTCTATTAAGATCTTGATAGTGCATTGCTGCACCTGTACCAGCATTTTCTGCAATCTTTAAGTTATTTACTGCACGATTAAATAGTTCAGAATTTCTTCCTATGTTTGCAGCAATGTTTGTCTCTAGGTCTTTTACATGCCCTCGTGCTGTAGGATCATCTATATTCATCCATGTAGGGGTATAGGGTGTTGGTGGTGTTTCTGTAAATCCATTAGGAGTAGAAGTTCCCGAACCGTTATTCCCAGTACCAGCGCTGTCTGGAGTGCTTCCTGCATTTCCACGATATTCTGGATTTGGTCCTGGCTTTGGTTCTGGTGTTGGAGTTTCTCCTGGCTTTGGATCTGGGGTCTCTCCTGGCTTTGGTTCTGGTGTTGGAGTTTCTCCTGGCTTTGGGGTATACGATCCTGCAGGAAGCAGAACATCTGCCTTTTCATCCTTATAAGCCTTTACGAGTTTGTCTACAATATTTTTAGCATTTTCCATTTCTTGTAAAAATTTTGCACTGTTTGTTCTTGCGACATCAACTTGATTTTGAAGTAATTCCCAACCTCTTCTAAAAATATCTAGTTGCTTTATTTCTTCTCTTAAGGTTACACTCTTTTGTCTTATTTCTTCTTGTGCTGGCTTAATCTTATTATTTTCCAAATCAAATATCTTATCTTCTAAATCACTGATCTCTTGCTCAAGGTCTTTTCTAGTCTTTCCATCTTGAGTGACTCTTGATAATTCTGCTTGTCTAGACTGCTCTAAAGCATCTTTTTCTTTTGTCACTGCATCTGCTGCTGCCTGTGCTCTCATATCTTGAGCAGCCTTTGCTGCTGCTGCAATATCTCCAGATGTTAATGCTTCTGCAAGAGTTAGTTGACCCTTTTGCTGCTGTGAAATTGTAGCATTTGCTTTTTCAATTTCATCTAGCGCCTTAACTCTTTCATCATACTTATCATTAATTTTTTGCTCTTGTTTTTCAATCTCACGAAGTGCTGCATTTTTTTGATCTATTTTATACTGATTAGCATCAATTTCATCCTGTGCTTTATCAATTTTGTTTTGAAGATCTTCTGTATCAATATCAAACTTTAGTTGAAGTGTTTTTTGCTTAACGTCTGCCTGATCCATTGCATTTGAGAATCCTCTGTCAAAAATCTTTTGCATACCTTCAATTGAAACAGCATCAATCTGTAACTGGACCTTTTCTTTATTTAATGCTTTTTGAAGCACCCTTAAGAAATCTTCATAATTTTTTGATCCTGGCTTAACGCTTGCCAAATTAACCAATGCTTTCTTAAGGTTTTCGCTTTGCATAATTGCATTAAGTTGTTCTTGACTAAACTGACCCATGGTCTCTGTCATTCTTGTTAGCAACGTAACATTATCATCTAGCGCTGTTTCTTCAGACTGAATAGCCTCAACAGCAGCATAATTTTTCTTTTGTATTGTTGCTTCTCTCCAGGCATTTACAATCTTTTTTATTTGACCATCATCTAATTTTTTGTTTGCAATTGCTGCTGCAAAGGTTGCATCTGCCACAGCCTCTAAAGCAATAGAGCCTTCAACGCCAGCAGCCTTGAGTCTGGTTAACGCTGTAGTTTGGTCTCCAATTTGTCTTGCCATCCTTTCTTGCTCACTTACGAACTCTCCAAGTTTAATGGACTGAATTGCATCCTGTATGCTTTTTGCAGTATCTTTTATTCCTGATATATTGCCCTTTTCATCAAACTTAAATAACTTATTCTTTTGTTTCTCATAATCTTTTGGATCCATTCCAACAATGAGATCAATAAGGTCTTCTCCTGCACCTAGTTTTCTCATGTCATTTTCAATACCGCTAAATATTTTTAAAGTTTTATTTCCACCAAATAATTTATTTAATGCTTTTGAAGATGCTTCAAATCCTTCTGTAACCTTGATCTGATTTTTTCTCACATCTCTTAATCTTTTAACCAGGTCATCTAGTGGTGATGAATCTATTCCCTTATTGTCATTAGTATTAGTAGGCTTGTCAAAAGTTTTTGCTGGTGGAGTTATAAAACCCTTTGCAATATATGTTGCAACACCAGTGCTCTCAGAAAGACCTTTGCCCCTAAATTCATTATTTGCTGCATTAACAACATTTGGGTCAGCCTTTCCAACTAAATAGTTTACAACTAAGTTTTTATTTATTGTATCTTTTCCTTCAGAAAGTGCTGCCCAGTCTGCTTTTACGCCAGCAAAAGTCGCTGGGTCTTCTCCTGCAAGTTTTGTAATTAATGCAAAATCTAATTTTTCTGGTAGCGGAGCAATTGCTGTGAGTGCTGCAGAAGCAATCTGCATTTGCTTTACACCATTTGTTTTTAGATCTAAAGTAATTCCATACTGGTCTTTAAATCTAGATAAAGCCTCAACTGCATTTAAATCTGTATCAAATGACTCTTTGTTTGTATTTACATAATTTAACATTACGCTTATTGTTGATGCTTTTGCTCCTGTTTTAGAAAGAAGTTGCATAATCATATCTGTATTTGCAAATCCCTGCTGCTCTATCAAAAGATTAATTCTGCTTGAAAAATCTTTATCTTCAGCACTTGCTGCTACAATTTTTGAAACTGTGCTTGCATTTAAATCTCCAGAAGCAAAACCTAATTGAATTGTTTTCTTAAACGGTGTGTCTTGAAGTGTCCCAAGTTGATCTTTTGCTTGCGAAACAAAAGTTTTAATAGCCTCTGGAGCATCTTTATACAAAGCATCTATAGATGTATTAATTGCTGCTGTGAACTCTTTTCCAGAAAGACTCTTAGACAAAGTTTTTACCTCATCAAGACTTTGTTTGTTTGCTCTATTTAAACTTTCAACCTTTGCTTTTCTTTCATCCTCAAGGGCTAATGCTTCCTTATCAGTTTTTGCATTTTGCTTTTTTATTTCATATTGCTTATTTAGTGCATCTATTTGTGCTTGATTTTGTTGAATTGCCATTGCTCCAGTTTGAACTGCTGCTGCATCTAATTTTGCATTTGCTGCACCTACTGCATTGTTAGAAAATGGCATAAGATTTGGAGCGATTCCTGCTGCAACTCCATCAAACGCTTTTTTCCACCATGGCATTGACTTATAAACTGCATCAGCGTTTGCTCCAGTAACTGCCTGACTAAAAGCATCTTGAACATTTTGCATTGTGTTGGCTTTAATAGTCAGTGCCACTGATAATGGATCTGTATATAGATTTTCCCCATTTGGACCTAAAAGTTGTACTAGATCTCCAGTAATTGTTGCTGGGATTGAGTAATCACCCAGTTGCTCACCTAGTGCAGAAGCAATACTCTTTGCTTGGTCTGTTGTAATAATACCTTGCATAATTGCTTGAGCAAGGTTTGTTGAAATATTTTTGCCAATTGCTTCTGTACCCATTCCCTGTTTTGCCTGAGTATTGATATCTGACATAAGTGTTTTTCCAAAACCACTTTGCAAAATTGTTTGACCAGATCGTCTTTGTTGTTCTGATGTTCCAGCAACCACTGTTTCTCTTTTTCTTTTTGCTGCTTCTGATGCAGAAACCTTGCCAGTAACAAGTGATAGTTCTTTAATCTTGTTAGTTCCCATTGACATTGCATTTGCAAGAGCAATTCCTTCTTCTCTGGCCTTCTTTATGTTTTGATTAAAATAATATAATGTTGCAGCAACTGCTCCAATAGCAACACCAGCAATTCCAACTGCACTTGTTAGCAATGGCATCACCGCTGTTAATGCCATCATAGGCATCATTAGTTTTTGAGCGGTATCTCCAACTTGACCAGGAATCATAGAAGCAGCCATCATGACACCAGAGGCAGCCATCATCTTGCCACCTGCACCCATGCTCTTTCCAGCCTCTTTTCTTTCTGCTCTTCTATCTTTTATCTTTTGAGAAACTGAAGACATTCTTGAAGATAGTGTTTGCTTTTTAGCAGAATCTGCTGATCCTGCTGTAATTACTGATGCTGGGTATGCAGACTTTTGAGCAAGTGCACTTCTCTTTTGCTGTAACTGTAGTTGTCTTCTTATTGACTTTTGATTAGCATCGATTGGTCCCGTGCCGTATAGCGCTGTTCTTGATGCTGCAGCCTTTGACTGCGATCCCTGAACTGTTGCTGCACCAAGTGCTTGTCCTGTTGCCTTTGCATCATCAATATACTCTCTTGCTCCAAGAACTAATCCAGCCCCTGCATCTTGTCCTACCTTACGCATCTTTCGTGATGGAGACTTAGTTTGTAGTGCTAGGGCTGCTGCATTTGGTAACTCATTTGCAATTGCCTGTATTGCTTCTTGATTTCTTACTGTTAAATCTCTTAGTTGCTTTGGCTGTCTTGCAAGAACCTTTTCTCTAGCAAGTGCCCCCTGACCAACTGCGTCTGCATACATTATAAAGTTTTTACTTGTTTGCTTTTCAATTGCAGCATTTGTTTGTGAGTCTGCTGCAATTTTTCTAAGTGCTTTTCCTTGAATACTCAATTGCTCTTCTGTTAATGCAACGCCATTATTTACATTTGACATGATAGATGCAATCTGTTTTTCTGTTGCACCAGTTTTTACTAAGTACTCTTGATATACTTTTCTATACTTTTCAGATTTTTTAAGGCTTTCAAGAATAGAATTATTTTCTGCACCAGTTTGCGGAGTCCATACTGCACTGTTCCAGGCTGGTGACTTCATCCCAGTCTTTATTCCTGTCTTTACACCCTTTTGTTCTTTTGAAACAGCAACAGTGTGTGACCTATCGATCTGTGTTGCATTAGCAATTTGTGACTGTGTTGCTCCATACTTTTCCATTGTGCGTCTTATTGCTTTTGCAGACGCTCTTGCTGGTGCCATCTCTGCTGCTGCTGCAACTGCGCCACGTTCTCTTCTTAGTTGATCTGCAGGACTTCCTAGTGATTTAGGTGCAGCATATGCGCCTCCTCCACCAACTCTTTTTTCTGACTTGGATGCAAACTCTTTGCCTAAATCTGCAACTCTTCTGCCTTCTGCTTGAGCAATACTTCTAACTTCTTTAACAAACATCTTCGTGCTTATTTTAGTTTCTGATGCAAGGTTCTTTAATGCTTGAGCAATTATGTCATCTACTGTGCCAATGCTGCTATCAACTTTTGCTTGGATTGCTTTTATTGTTTGTGATCCTGCAGGCAAAGAATAATCGCTTCCACCAAATTTTACAGATTTAGAGCCAACAATTCCAGCATTCTTATATCCAGGAATATTTCCTGCTATTAATCCATTTACAAGACCAGGGTACTTCTTAACAATTCCTGCAGATATAATAGCCTCACCATTTGATGCCATAATTGGAACTGAATCTGAGGTTGGTCCTCCAGGACCAAAAACAATTCCTCCTCCTGCAAACTTTTTAGCAACTGCTCCAGGTCGCATTCCTATTGGCATTCCAAATGCTTGCTGTGCTGATAAGGCTCTTTGGTATGCTAATGCCAATGCTCCAACGGCTGATGCTTCAGATGTAAATGTTTGTCTAAGTTTTTGATGAACCTGGTCTAAAGATGCTGCAACAGCAGATGCTTCAAGTTGCTGTTTAGTTAGATAGTTAGTCTGCTCTCCAAGAATCTGTGTAGAGGATCCTGCCTTTTGAAATCCGCCTCGTAACGTTGTAAATAATTTAATTATATTTGCAATACCATTGGCAAGCAAACCGAAAGACATAAGAGCCAATGGTCCGACTGCACCAAGTGCTAAGGTAAGAATTGTTATAAACTTTTTGCTTCCATCCCCAAGATCATTAAACTTATCTAAAATCTTTGAAGCAAACTCAACAATTGGTGTTAATGCTTTTAAGAACTGCTCTCCTACTGGAGCAAGAGTTACCTTTAAATCCTCAATTGACTTTTTAAACTTATATGTTGTTGTCTCTTCTATCTTACCTAGTTCTCGCTCAGATAAAATTGCTAACTCTTCTGTTGTTGCCCTTGTTAACTCTAAGACTCGTGATGCTTGTGTACCTTCGGCAGTTACATTTTGAAATAGTGTTGACAAACGAGAGAACTGAAACTTACCAAATAATTGCTCAATTGCTCTTGCACGATTGAGTGGATCTAGCGTATCAAGGGCTTTTGCAAAATCAATTACTGTTGATTTAACATCTCCTTTGTTTGCTTCTACAATTCCCTTTATATTAATACCAAGGCCTGCAAGCATTTTAGATGCTTTGTCAGATGGATTAATTAATGATGCAAGACCTGACTTAAGTGCGTTAGCACCTTCTGATGCATTGATTCCACCTTCCTTCATTGCTGTTAAGAAAAATGCAAGATCTTCTACATCTCCTCCAAGTTGTTGAACAACTGGGCCTGCTTTTGGAATTGCAATTGTTAAATCTTCAATAGATACAACAGTTTGGTTTTCAACTGCGTTAAGGAAGTCAATCTTTTTTGTTAAATCTTCTGCAGCAACACCAAAAGCATTTGTAATTGATATTGTTGTTTCTAATGCCTGTGCTTGCTCAACACCGCCAAGAACAGCAAGTCTTGTTGCTTGAGAAACCTGTGCAGTTAGTTCTGATCCTACCTTACCCATTGCTGCAGCATCTGCTGCCATCTTCATTGTTTCTTCTACTGCAACGCCATACTTTGTGTACTCTCTTGCCAGTGTCTGTATCTGGCTGACCATCTCATCTGTTTGTTCTTTTGTTGTAAACATGTCTCCATAAACACGCTTAAATCTAATGGCCTGCTCTTCCATCGCCATGAATGTTTTTGCTGCTGCTGTTCCAAGCATTGTAAGTGGAACTGTAAAACCAACCATCAACTGACGGCCAGCCCATTGTGTATTCTTACCAAAGTTTAAAAGATTGGTCGAACCTTGCTTTAATAACTGATTTAAAAGTTGTTGTTTTTGTGCTGCCATGGCTGTTTGTGTGCCAAGGTTTTTCATATCTAAGGTTAGAGGTCTTACAGCAATTGCTTGGAGAGCACCGTTTGCTCCTCGACCCATCTTAATATATTGGGTCTGTACATCCTTAACACGCTCTCGTGCTACCTTGCTTATTGTGTCAAACTCAGACTTGAATAGTCTACCAAAAGTTTTTGTGGCTGCGCCAGTGTATCTAAAATATTCTCTTGATGTTAGTTTATTTTTTTCTAATGCGTCTGTAAACGACTCTGTACTTGTTTTTACTGATCGCATAGATGCCTGGAACTTGCCAGTTGCATTTATGCTGTTCATCAAGTTTTGTGCTTGATTTGCTGCTACCGCATTTGCTGCAGTACCAGACTTGGCCATTTGTGTATGGAAGGCTGATATTTGACGTTGCAGAAGTTTTAGACTTGCTAAAGCATCAGACGTATCAATATTTACATTAATATTGGATTGAACATCAGCCATCCATTAACACCTCTTATTTAGTTATTTACAAGGTTGCCAAGTAGTGAAGCGTCTGAAAGTCTAATTCCAGATGCCTCTTCAACAATCTTGTATACTGTTGGAAGGTCTAGATTTTCTTCTAGGGCTTCCTTATCTTCTGCCAACTCTGGCTTGTATTGTTTCATTGCAATTTGAACACAGTCAATAAGTAAATCCATTGACTTCTCGTTATCTTCTGCTACCTTTGCAATATCCTCAAACTTCTTCATAAATGGACGAAGTAGTGATATCTTTAGTGGTCTTACCTTGATCTTTGTTCCGTCGATCAAAGTTACTGTCTTTTCTTCAGTGGCGGTTGCCATTTATTCCTCCTTATAAGGTTTAGTCAATTATACCATAGCACAGGCTTATTTTTTAATATTAATATGATTCATAGTCAAGGCCCATTCCTATTCCAAAACCAGCCTTTTCAGCATTTTTACCTTGTAAGGCTAGAATATCATTTCCACTAGTTGCTGCACCCTTGCTAAAAACTTTGGCCTTCATATCTTCCCATGCATTACCACTTCCAGAATTCTTATCTAAATCTACACCCTGCATCGCTGCAGCAAACTTTTTATCGCTATAATCTAATTCTCTTTTTATTTTTATTGTTGCAGTTAATTCTGCCATAGACAAAGATTGTTCTAGTTCCTCGTAATCTCTCCAGATTCCAAGAAGAAATGCTTCTGATTCTAGTTTTGCTAGGTCTAAAGTTTCCCAAGATGAACCGCTATCAACTGCTTGAGATTTTACGGTATCATCAGATTTTTCGTTAATCTTGATACCTGCTGCAATATCTATTACCTCATAGATCGTTGGAAGATCTAGGTTATCTTCTAAATCTTCTACAGTTTGAATATGTGGAGCATACTGTTGCATACAAATTAATGCACAGTTAACTAAAACAGATATTGATTCATCATCTGTTTTTGCTTTTTTGATTGCATCGAATTCTTCTAAAAATTCTCTAAGATATTTTATTTTTAATGGGGTAGCATAAATTTTAGTTCCATCTACAAGACTAAACTGTTTTTTATCATAAATTCTTGTTGCCATTATACAAGTATACCAAAAAGAAAGGCCCAATCCCGAAGAATTGAGCCTCTCGTATATTAAGTTGTATTATGCTGATAGTGAGCGGTCTACGATCTTACCGTAAGACGCATCATCATTTGGAAGAAGACGGAATGAAACTTCAAACATTGTTGCTTCATCACGCTTTGCTGCTACTGTAACATTCTCAATTGAGAGTGCACGGTATGCAACATAAATTCTTTCCTTTGGATCTAGAGCAGAACCAGAACCTGGACCTACTGCTACAAGACCACGCTCTAGTGGAACGTCGCCAATATCTCCAGCAGACATGCGAAGTGTTGAAACTTCGTCTGCTGATGCTAGATCTGTGTCACTTCCTGCAATTGCTACTAGAAGGTTTTCTAGTGTTGCCTCTGCAAAAGATGTATTTAGATTAACTGTCATACCTTGCTTGAATAAACGAGCAACGTCTAGAAGTTGATCTACTGCAACCTCACCAAAATCTGGCTGAAACGCAAGTTCCAAACCATTTGATGTGTATCCTATATTTGTAAAGTCTTCGTCACGATCTGTCAAAGTACTCTTATAAGATGTTGCGGATGCTGTAAAAGATGGAAGGTCTGTTACTGCTTGAGCATCAGTTACCTTGCCAGTCTGTGAGTTGTATCCGATTGGACCTGCATCATATGTAAAAAGTGCTGCTGCACCTACGATGATGTTACTACTTGAACCACGGCTGTATGCCATATTTTCACCTCTTTCATTTTATTAAAAGGGGGTTGTTTCCTCATCTTAATTATACAGGCCGTTTATTATGGGTTTAATGAGTCTGGCCATACGGGATGCCAGTCATAATCTATGATGATCTTATTCCCCGCATAAGTACGGGCTGTGCCAAAGTCTATAATGTCTCTGGTCTCTTCAAGTTGATAAATTTTAAAGTTATGAAAAAAGCATTGTTTAGACTCATCTTCCCAAGCACCCTGATTTGCTGCTGCCCACTCGTTAAGGTCTTTTGCTGAGTCATCACCACGGTCAAGCAAATCGCTTATTTGTTGCTGAGTTATAACCATCTTTGTTGTTGCATTTTCTCCCACTGCATAAAAGTAGTACAACAGTTGCTCACACTTAATGTATGGAAATGGGGTTCTTCTCATTTTAAACATTCTGTCATATACAGCAAAAACCTCATTGCTCTGAGGAAAAGTTGTAGTAAGGTTTTCAATATCTGTTGGAAGTGTTGGGAAAAAATATGTTGTTCCAACTGTCCTTGTTCCTTGTAACGGTGGATCTGACAAAGTAAGACTATCCATATCTAACTCAAAATTAGGGTCTATTTTTGCTGCCAAATACTTATTAATAATTGTTGGTGGATGATGAATATTAGCCATTATGCATTTACCCCCGCATTAGCAATCCAACGATATCCTGTTAACATACCCTTGGATCTACCAAGTGACTTTCCAGCATTCATGTCTTTTCTATATACTTCTGGATTTTCAAGATATCTTGCGACTCCACTAGACCTCAAAAATGCTTGTGAAAAATATCTATTAAAAAACATATCAAGTGTTTTTTCAAAACCACCTTGAACTTCTGACCCTCCAGGGTTGTCAACTTTTACTGGACCTTTTGTAAATACTGTTTCTCCGTTTTCATCAAATGCCAAAACCTGTGCAACCTTTGGTCTGATTGTGACTGGAATTCCCTCCTCCATAATTCTTGCCTTATCATAAAATGGAGTTCTTGATCCATTCTTTATTGATGTTGATTGAGTAAATGAAGACTTAAATGATAGACCTAAATTGCTTGTTGTGTATGATATATCGTATAGTCTTGCACTTGGACTTCCTGTTTGATTCCATTCATATATATGATGAAGCATTTGAGGATTAATTCTTGCATTTGAATCTACAAACTCTTTCATAACTTGAACAGTTTCCATTCCAAGAGTTTTTAAAAATACTGTCTTACCTTTTTGTACTCCGTCTAAAAATCCAATGGAGTAATCAACAATGTTGTTCATTTCTTTTTTAAATTGATTAGAATTAAATACTGCTTTCATACATCACCTGCTTGATTTTCAGATCTTCTTATTACAACTTTATAAAATTCAACTGTTCCAAAAGGTCCCACAAATGGTTCATATGTTGCAATCTCAAACAACGTTCCTTTTCCAGATCTTGGTCCAGATGTTTCCATGTAGACTAGGTTTCCTTCTTTGTCTTTAATATCTGTTAAAAGTATATTAGTTAAAGAATTTTTGCTATCAAGAGAAGAAATCCTTATGTCTGATTTTAACCTTCCAACAAGAATTGAATTTTGTGTTATGTTAACATTAGGCTTAACTTCTTCTTTAAAGGCAGAACCTCCAGATGAAAATATGCAAGCAAAGGTTTTATCTAGTACCCATCTTTTTTTAATTGCTCCAAAGTCTCCCTGCTCAACTATTGGGTAATAGACAGATCCCTGCATAGGAAACATAAAGTCTGTTGCTTCGCATATCATTAAATTAGCCCTGGCTTAAGAATAGTATTTGCATACTTATCTAAAATCTTATCAACCAAAAGATTGCCAGTTCCTCCAAACATGGACTTATCAAACTGAATTCTAAATTGATCTGTGTTATATGATGTTATAAATCTCTTATAGTAGTCTAACTTTCCACACTTAATATCTTCTATTAACACTTGTGTAGCATACTCAACATCTGTAGGAATTGTCTTATATCCTGTATCAACAATAAAGGTATAGTCATAACCTGCTGGGAATCCAACTGATTGAAAACCATAGTAGCCAAGATCTCCTCTTGCAGATGGAATATTTGGTGGTGCTTGTTCTGCTCTGTTGTAGGTATCAACAATTAATTTCTGAACTGCAGAATTATCTAAAGTTATAACAAACTGATACTCATTTGATTCTGGTGTTTCAACGTCGTAGACTAGTTTGTTATTTTCATAAACCTGTAAAATTTTATTTGTGTCGTACCAAAGTGGGAAGTAATCTGTTCCCTGACCAGTTGTTTGAATAATTTGCTTATGGTTATAAAAACCATTTGGAATGATTGTATCTATTATTGATCTTGCAACTAACTCTAGCATTCTATACTCTGAAATTTCTGAAGCAGTTGTTGCTAACTTATTAGCGTTAACATATGGCCTAATTATGTCTAGGTTTTCTTCGTAAAGAGTATGAATGTGCTCTGAATCATAAAACTTAATATAAAACTTTCTATCGTACTGAACTTTATCTAGTTCTAGTTCGTATACTACGATACCGTTGGCATCTGATGTTACTTCAGTTTCAATTACTGAGTGGTCCACCAAATCCTCAACATACTGGATATACGTATAGTTTGGTATAGGTAATGTCCAAGTTGTTGTAATAGGATAAGGTGGAACTCTCATGACCTCCATTGATTATTACCCAAAAGCCTTCTTGACTTCTTCTGGTGTTGCTATGCGAATATGTGGTCGTGTTAACCACTGATCTGCTGCATCCTTTGTTACAATGTTGTATCCTCTAGAAACCTTTCCTACGCCCTGCCAAGAAACGTTCTTGGTTGAGTGTATTGCTACCTTCTCAACTGAGTCTTCTACCTTTGGCTTTTCAAATGAGCGTGGTTCTGGCTTTGGAACAGAAGTAGTTCCCATAACTCCATTGTTTACAGCACCTAGTGCTGGAATCTCTTCAGAGTTATTGCTATATGCTGGTGCACCAATTGCATCGTGTGCTGGTGCTGGTGCTGCTTCAATTACAGGTTCTGCTGGTACTTGCTCAACAACTGGTGCTTCAACGACTGGTGCCTCAACAACTGGTGCTTCAACAACTGGCGCTTCTTCAACAACTGGTGCTTCAACGACAACTTCTTCTGCTACTGGATTTTCATTTACATTTTCCATTATTGCCTCCTAAATAGTATTATATCATTATAAGTAGTAAGGGGAGCAGGAGCGTTAACTCCTACTCCCCCTAAATTGTACTGTTTACAGATTACTCTGCTGCAGCATCAGCGAATGCAATTGCATCCTGCTCTTCCCACTGAATACCAAAACGAACGAATACTGTGTATTCTACAGTATCCTTCTTTGGACGGTATTCACGGTTTACTGTGATATCGCGCTGGAATCCCCATACACGGTTCTGTGGGAATGTCAAGTCGACATATCCTGCAGGGTAGTAAGGAACTTCCTGAACATCTACACCTAGAACACGTGTTGTACGTGCTCCACCGAATGTCTGTGCTCCACCATCAAGGTATGCCTGACGGTTCATTGGTGTTCCACCAGCCTGTGAAGCAAATGCTTCAGCAACTGCATCTGCTAGAGTACCGTTATTCTTAACGATTCCCTGGAATGCATCTGTTCCTGCGTAGAACTTCAAGTTAGACTTGATAGCACGGTACTTACGTGGCATTGCAAGAATAATCTTCTGCATTGCGTCTGTTGTCCAGTTATTGTTTGCAACTGTAACAACTGCTTCATGTGCATCTCCCTCAGTCTTTACACGGTTTACGAAACCGTTCATGATTGACAAGAAATTGCCTGTTGCGCCATCTCCGTTGATTGCAAGGTCTTCGATATCATTACCGAAAGCATTTGTCATCAAGCGAACAATGTGATCTTCTAGTGCTGCACCTTCGATGTTATCTTCTAGTGCTTCTGCAGATACTTCCCAGTCAAGACGAATCTTCTTTGTAGTCAATTCAACCTTTGAGAATGTTGCACCTGCGTTTGTGTAGTCGCCAACTGCTTGCGCTGCTGCACGGATTACACGCTCTCCGACGTTTACCTTTTCGAGTTCCATTGTGTTGGCTCTCATAGTAACGCGACGGCCATCTTGGGCGAGAATGGTTGCATCCCACACGTAGTCAATAAAACGACGTGCCTGCTCTGGGCGTAGGATACCTGATCCAGCCTCACCTGAAGGATTTACTGCGTTTGGACCATCATTAACTCCGAATCGTGCTGTTGGGATATTACCCAATACACCACCGTCAGTATAATTACCTGGTACATTTACTCCTGCATCTGAACCTGATGCAAATGCTCCCTGACCCTGATAGAGTCCTGGTGCTGTTCCGCCTAGGTTACCTGAAGTACCTGGCTGGTTCTTTTCTATATTTTGTTCCGACATATTGTCACCTCCTGTGATTTTTTCTAACTGAATAGATCGGCTGTTTTGAGGAAACTACCGCCCCATAGGGATTTTTCAACCGTTTCAGGTTGATTCTGTACTATCTCGCCGAGATCGCCAGACTTTCGGAAAGCAGTGTCTTGCTCTACAAGTTCCACACGCTTACCAAATTCATTAAATACATTTGTTGCTGATGCAATATCTTTTGCAACTGCCTCAAATGAACTCTTTGCCACGTCAACATCAACCTTGGTAGACTTCAATAGTTCTACCTCTGCTTGTAATGACTTGACTACTTCTACTAGATCGCTAAAGGCTTTATTAAGACCGTCATTGATTTCTGCAACTGCTTCTGCAATTACTTCATCTGACTTAGATGCTACTGTAGCCTCTGCAACTGCTTCTGCAACAACGTCATCTGACTTTGCAACTTCTTCAGCAACAGGTTCAGCAACTGCTTCTGTAGTTACTGCTTCATCAGCGCTAACTACTTCTTCTACAACTGCTTCTACTACCTGATCTGCCTCTGGAGCGACCTCTGTGTTTTCAACAACAACTTCTGATTTTGAAACAATCTCATCTGTTGTATTTTTTGTTGCTTTTGCCATAAGGTTTTCCTCCTTGTTCATCTTAGAAGTATTAATGCCTTTAGCACTATCAACTAAGAATTTTATCATGTTTGTCTTTTCACTATCCGTTTTTTCAACGAACCCTATATTTTCCATCTGCTCACCAGTAATTGGGCTGACTTCTGATTCATTTTCAGATGCGATTACAATTCCATTTTCTTTATCATAAAAAACATTTTCTAATACAGTAGAGTCTGCCTTGATTACATCTACGCCATCAACTTTTTCTACTGAAACAATATTTGCAAACTGATTAGCAGGGGAATCAACAAGACTCAACTCTACTAAATCATATTCCTTAATAACTCTAATTGCTTTATCTGACTTCTCATCATAAGCATCATCCCACTTGTTCATACGACCACCGATTGAAAAACCAGTCAGTGTTCCATCAAGAACCTTTTCCCATGTATCCTGTGCACCCTTTGAAACATAAGCAGATACAAATACACCCTTATAAAACTTCTTTGTTTCTGGATCAAAATATTTATCTTCTTTAAAGTCTACCATTTTGCCTACCGCTACTGGCTGATGCATTTCTCTGATGTTACCACGAAACTTTGCAAATGCTGCCATTGATGCTTCTGCTGTTACAATATCATCTTGCTTATCGATATTATCTAAAGAAGCAAAACCAGAAACGATTCTACGCTCCTTGTCCACTTTAGTAAGTGGCATAGAAAGACGTAAATTTTCCCCATCTGAATTCCAATGGGCTTTAGATATATTGCTCACCATTATATTATAAACCCCTTTTTACAATTATATCACAATATGGACAATTCAGACTCTCCATCAAACTTTCTGCCTTCACCTTTTGGGTTTCTGCCAGATACTGTAGATGGGCTATCTGAGTTGTTGTTGGTGCGCTCTGCGTCTCTTTGTCTATTTGCAGTTGCATCTGCTGCCTGCTGAGGATTCATCTCTAGTGGATCATCTCCTCCTGGACGCTGTGGAAGCCCCAACTGCTCTCTTGCTTCGTTAGGAACAATAATTTGATTCTTAACATAACGCTCAAGAATTTGAGACTGAGTAATCTCATCTGTAAGAGTTAACTCATTAAACTTAAACTCTAGAATATCTGTTTTTTCACGAATGATTTTATTTATTTGCTTTTCAAGTTGCCTTTGTGATGGTCTTGCAACCTGCTCCTTGAATGTTCTATCCTGTGATAGTGCAGAAGAAATAGACCCAGAATCTCCACCTATTTTTGATAGTGGAACTTGATGTGCAATTAATATATCATCGCGGTTTTGCTTTCTATATTCTTTAAAGGATCCTTCTTGAATACCGTTTTCAATTGGCTCCATCTTAAACTCAACCTTGTTGGTATCTGAATCTGGAGGAAGAGGAATATATAGAGTTCTATGGTTTTGCCCCTTAAGACCAGTTTGCAAAAATCTAAACATCTTATCTTCTGCTTCTGCAGATAACTTTGCGCCTTTTAATGTAACAACATATCTTGGAACAGCCTTATTACTAAAGTAGTCAATATTGTATTGTGAAGCAAGAGAATCTCCATACAAAGAATTAATTGCAGAGATAATATCTGGAACCCCGTAAAAAGTGTTCAGTGGTGAGTATTGCTTAAAATGAATAATTTCGTTTGGTCTTGGATCTGTTCCAAGTGGGTTTGGATTTGTTGCCCCAAAGTTACGGAAATAAACAACTTTGTTTCCAATTACCTGAACAAATCCATCGCGTAGTCTACGAACACGAATTGTTGTTGCTGGTATGTGGCCAACATATCCAATCTCACCAGTTACAGTTCTACCTATTTCTAGGTATGCATTTCCAGTTGCTTGCAGGTCTGTGTACACCTTTTCCATAGATGATGTAAAAGAGTCTTCTGTGTTTAGGCTTTCCAACCAGTCACGCATTTCAATCTTTGCTCTTTCAATTCTTTTACGTGCACGATCTGTTGCAGCAGAGTCTACTGAAGATTCTAGTTTTAACATTGTTCTTGGAGATACACTAAAGTCATATCCTAAACCTACAATATTTTCTACCTTTGCATCAATGGCTGCGTGGTTTGCAAAAGATGTATCATAATAGTTTGCTAATTCATATAAATTCCACGGAGGAGTAATTACATCAAACAATCCATATCCGTTACGATAAATAAGTCCAGGATTGATTTCTTTTGATGCTGCTCCATTAATTCCAGTGCTTATTGCCATTGCGCTATCAATGTATCCAGGGCTTGCTTCTGTCTTTGATATTCTTTGTGCACGGCGTTTAAAGTTATTATCTAAACCACTAAGGCTTTTTAGGTCATCCCAATCTTTATTAAATGGATCCTGCTTTACAAAAGTATCATCTGATTTTGGCAACTCGTCAATACGTGCACCAATTCTGTACTCCATCTCATCGCTCATTATTCATCACTTCCATATTTGTTAACTGTATCCTGAGCAGCCTTCCATGCACCAAGATCATTCATCGATGGGATGTATCCTTCTGCAAGTCTTTGCTTTTGCTCAGAATACTCTTCTTCTGAAATTCTAGTTAGTCCTGGTACAAAGATGCATTCTCCATCTCCTTCATCCCCGTAATATTTTGCAGCATCACGGAGTTTTGCAATCTGTGCAATGTCGCCCTTCATGGACTCAATGTTTAAAACTGACCCAGTTCCATCCGTAAACCACTTTCCGTTAGCCTTTTTATATACATAAAGGCCCCAATCATAGTGCTTTTCAATAATTGTTGCACGGGACTCACCCACTTGACCCTTCATTTTTGGCAATGTTTTACGCTTTTTGTTTGGATTTTCCATATTCATAACCACAAGTATACCATATTAAACAGGGTCTTGGACAAACTGTTTCCAGTTTACGTTAGTAAATAGCGTATATGCGTATTGCCCTAACACAACAGGTCTATCATCGTCTACAATAATCTTATTAGTACCAGTATAACTCTTGTAAACATCTGATGGATTGACACCATAGTAACTTGTTTCCGATAGGACAAGAACCTTGTTCCAATTAAAAGATCCAGTGTTCCAGAATTTCCAGTCAAGTCCATAAGAACCAAGCACCTTGACTCTAAACCACGGCCTTTCTGATGTATTCTGTACTTCTTGTAGATTTGTAGATTGATAATAGGATATGCTGTTAAATAGTAGTGGACCAGTTAGTCTTAGCGCTCCTTCAAAAAACGAAAAGTTTAGTCTATCTGCAAAGTTAATTCCAAGGAATCCCCACTCTTGCAGGGTAATGACTGGCTCTTTTACAATTTTTCCATTCCAGTAAAAACCAATTCCATTTTGAACAAGACCCGTCTTTGCATCTATAGCATAAATTTTTGCTCTCTTGCCACTAGGATCATTTGCAACCATATAAAACTTTATGTAAGAGTCCTTGCTTTGCATTTCAAAAATCTGTGTTGGAGCGTAAGGGAAGTATTCTCCATCAAATCTTAAAGCCATTTGCATTGCTATAACCTTAAATCCTTCTGCTCTACTTGTATTTACAGGAATCAAAAGACCTCTATTGATAAGTGGATCATACTTTCCACGCAACTGTATTCCGCTTGTTTTTGTTAGATATAAATAAGGGGAAGATCCATTATAAATTGAAAATGGATTTTTTCTTTTAAAATTGTAATATATTCCAGTCTTAGTATAAGGATATATAGAAGTTCCAAACCTTGTTCCTATTGGGCTTGCATCAGATTCGTTAAGTGCTTGAGATGCATACGAAAGTTTTTTAATTGAAATATTGTTTTTTTCTGAGTCTTTAACATTCATCTCTATATGTGTAACAATAGATAGGTCATTAAAATCTACGCCTGCTGGTGGATAAATAATCATATTATCTACAACTTCATACTTTGTTGTCATCCAGTCTGACCCAGGTATAAGTATTCCATCTCTAGAAGGTCTTTCAATTTTTGTAAAATAAAAGTATGTCTGATTTGCTCCTAGTTCTGTATATTGAAATGTTACATAACTTTTTACTGCAGCACCGTCAGTATCATATCTATAGTCTTTTGCAACTTTATTTTTTAAATCTTCATAATCATTATATCCAGTAAACAAGTAGTTATCCAGAGATGTATAACTTCTTTGAACTGGAACTCCATACTCATTTGCTAAATCTGCATATGTCCAATCTTCTGGATCTGTATCTATTGCAATTGTTTTTGACGGTATTGGATAATCAATATTAAATTGAATAAAATCAAGATCAAAGTACTGATCACCTCTTTTATCAAGAACAGATTCAGCAAAATATGTTAGGGGAAGATTATCTTCCCAGTATGCGCTTGCAGATACTGCCAACTTGTATGTATCAAATATTGTTTGTGGAATTAATGTATATGTTGCAACATGGTCAAGGAGACTATCTTCGTCAGTAATTAATACACCGCCACCAGACAGTGCTCCATTAGCAGTATCAGTTATTCCTCCTGATGGTGGCATGGATGTTGTATCTACTCCTCCGTCTACATTTATTAATTGATTATTTTGATAAACTGCAAAGAGATCTTCATTCCAGATTGGAACACCTATCTCATTAAACAAAAATCTAATTTTTTGAAAATTATAGTTTGAACATAAACCCACTCTGTATATCTTGCCAGTAAAGGTAGAAGATCCAGTTTTATCTCCTCCAACATACATTCTTAGATCTGACAAAGAACCAAAGAAATCTGATGCTGGATTTCCAAACCTAGAAATAAATGCTGGAATATTAACTCCTATGTCAACTAACTCTCCTGGCTCTGCCACTAATGGAGAATATAGCGTTTCTGTAATTCCGTTGTAATTTATAACATAAGATATTTGATTATTGATAAGTTGTATTAAAAAGTAATTGCTTGTATTTTCTTTTTCAATTCTAAAAAGTGTTTGCATAGAAGTTGATGATTGTGGCAATCTAAAAGATCCATAGAATGCAGAAACAGGAGTTTTTATTGAGTCAAAGTTTTTAAAGAATAAATAACCAGAAATAGAATTCCAAGATGAGTTTGGTCTAAACGAAAAGAACTTATTGGTATCTGATGACTGAACTGCTTTACAATCTGCAAAAAGTTCTTCTTTTGTTTTTGATGATAGAACTATTTCTGGAAGAGGATGAGATAAAACAGAAAGAGATTTACTTGATATGGAAATATTATCTTTAAAACCTTGATTCCATGATCCAGTTTTTGGATATGAATAGTTTGATGTATAGTCTGCAAAAGAATAATCAATAAAAACAGATGTACCACTATACGATGTATTTATATTTTCTGGAATTTCAACACCCTGCCCAAAAACAAACCTTCTTTTTGCAACAGCAGATGCGACAATATAAGGATAAATTCCAACACAGTCAAATTCTATTGGATATATATCCTCGTGTGCATAAAAACCTATCCAATCTTGATCTTTATCATTTTCATCTAGCATAGTTGGAAGAACAAGATCTTCTGTTAAATAAGTTAAAGAAATAACCTCTTGACCATTAATAACAAGGGATGCTACATCTTTGCCAACTCTCATGTGAACTAACATTGGCCTTGTCCATTCACCAACATAATAAGTAGAATATTCATTTCCTATTTTTAGTCCAATAGAAGGCCCATCAACATATATGCCATCATCAGATGCGATTGGTCCAATTATTCTTTTTCTATCATTGCTATATGAGTTTATTCTTAGCCAAGTTTCAAGGGTATATTGCTTAAACTTTCCAGACTCATTTAATAAACCAACTCCTGGAACTATTAAAGAAGGATTGTCTCCATTTGGATACATTGTTGTCAAACCTGAAGTTCCATAAACAATTGGGATTCCTGAATTTTTTGCCTTAAGCATATTATCGGCAACTAAGTAATATCCATCTAGTTGCTGTAGACCATAACACTTTGACACTATTCCTTTTTGTGGTGCAATTGATATGTCAGAAGGAATATCTATTGGCTCAACTCCAAGAGATGTTGAAGCAAACTCTTCTGACCACTGTCCAAGGCTTATTCCATTTACCAAGAATGCATCTTCTGTTTCTGACCCACCAACAAAATTAATCTTAAATACTAGCCTAATTCCAGTCTCATCTGGTGGTGTATCAAATGTCTCTGATATAAAAATCCAATTATTATTTATTACGGTATCGTAATTTTTTAAATGAGTTATATCCTGTCCACTTGTTGTGTCTGTATACTGATATCCAATTTCAAAGCCTACAATATATGCGCTTTCAGAATAAAAGTATCCGCCAACAGAAAAAGTTTTTAGGTATTTATTAAAATCTTTTAAATTCATTATATCTTTGCTAATAGCAATAATTGAAGATGAATCATTTGATGTTGGGATTGCAACAATTCTTCCAACATAACTTTGAATAAACGGTTCATCAACTGAGTTAGGATATGCCGAAGCAGTTCCTCCAGTTATATCCCATTTTGTTGGATCTGATAAAATTCTTTGTGGTTCTGAAATTAAAGAAATATAGTCTGCTTTATCATCCAATGCCCATAAGCCAGTCGGATGCTCAGCAAAGACTTTTTCTGCATATAGGTTGGATGGATTAGACATTATAGGTCTATTTTACCACAGAAGACTACTTGTTTATTTTGATTTCACAGTAATCTGTAGTGCAGTACATCTCTCCTTGAGCCTCAAGATTTTCTGCTCCATCATAAATAGCAGAAAAATCAATGTGCTTCAACTTGCCAATATAAGAATCATATTCTTCTTCAGTAATCTGAGTATATGGCTGTTGTGGATAAACTGTATTTCCCATTGGAAGGAATGATACTGCCTTTAGTTGTCCTTCGTACATATGAAGTGCTGGAACAACATGCTTTGATTCTGTTTCCTTGTCAAAAGAAAGCGTTACAGAAACACCGTTATCAGACCAATACTTTTGAGCAGTTGCAGCAAGTGCAATCTTTTCAAACAAGGTTACATCCTTTTCAGATCTTGGATGACCTGACTTGATTGGGAAGTAAACTACTGATGTATTTGCTGATACTACGTCATCTTCAATTGTGTACCCTGCTGCTTTAAACAAGTGCATCATTGGATCTGTGTTTCCAAATCTAACTGCACGAAGGAAGAAGTTTCCTCCAGGACCCCAGTGAACTCCAGGAGTTGCACCAGAAAGAATTGAAACTGACCCTGATGGCTTAACTGTTGTTACACGAATTGATTCACGAACACAAAGCCATTCTGAATACTGGTGGTCATAGTGACGGATCTTGTTGTATCCTTCGTCCATCCACTCACGAACAATTGGCAAACCCTTTTGATCTGCAAATGACGCAATACCTGTTAGTGATGTACCAATACGACGGTTGCGTTGCATGATACCGTTTGTTTGTGGCCAGTGTGTTGGAACAAGCGTTACAGTCTTTCCATAAAGGTATGCAAACTTCAGGGTACGCAGGAAGTCCTCCTTAGATTCATGACGATTCAAGTGCACTTCTACAAGTGTACATAATTCGTATGATTCCAATGGCTGCTCCGCACATGGGTTAAATCCCATCACACGATAATCCTTACCGTCTGGCGCATCCTTTAGTCGTCCATAATTACGAGCAACATCAAGCCAGATAAAACCTGGTTCTCCGTTTTCTGTAATTAAATCTACATAGTCTTCGTACTTTGTTCCCACTTCTGCTGAAATAGAATTATTAGACATCCAAGCCCAACCTGGATTATCTGGATCAAATGAATTGCGTTCTGGGAACATTTCTGAATTCTTTAGATTCATGAATGTGTCATCTCCTGCAGTACCCAAAGCCAGTGTTGCTGATCTGCGAACATTACCTGATACCACGCAGGTACCAATAAGGTTTACAAGGTCTACGATGGCACGAGAGTCTAGCGTTTCTCCGCCTCTGGAGCCGATTACACGGTCTATCTGGTCGTGCAACTTAATAAGAGGTTCAGGCCCTGAAGCAACCCCTCCAAAGCCCTTAATAGGTGCACCAAGAGGTCTAATCAAATCGTAGTTAAACTTTTGAATACTCTGGTTTGCTCTAAGGTATGAGTTTATTAGAAGTCTGACTGACTCTACCCATCCTTCACGAGTGTCTGGAATTTCGAACACCTGTTCTGGTTCTGTTGGGGCATAGATTAAAAAATTCTTATCCTGTCCTACTGTATCAAACCCTACACCAATGCCAAGCATAAGTGCATCCATGACCCAAGCAAATAATGCTCCTGGATCATTCTTGTCAAGGTCCTTTGTAGAAACCATTGCACAGTTTTGTAATGCTGCTGAGTTCTTCTTCTCCATAGTCATAGGAGTTCCGAATGCCCACATACCTCGTCCTGGTGGAGTCCACTTCAACTCAAACATTCTTTGAAATGCTTCTTGTGCTGATTTTTGAGCCTTGTAATCGTTCCATGGCAAACGATTTTCTTTAGCATGATTCTTTTGTACTGAATACATACCCTCGATTACACGACGGCATACCTCATGCCAACGCTCTTTAGTTCCATCTTCCTTCATACGAGAATATGTACGAATAAAAGTAATTTCTCCAAGTGAGTTTTCTGCTGCATCTTTAAATCCAAATGGGCTCTCTTGATTTTTGTACTTTCCTACAAAATCCTCTGGAAGTCTAAAACTAAAAAAATCTGACATGTGTATCGTCCTTTCAAAAACGGAATAATCTTAAGTATAGCAGAGTTTTTAAAAAAGTAAAACTCTACCTAAATCTATTGTTGAGAGTTTTACTTAAAGGTTTTCTTTTGCCAAAACTTTAATCTATATCCGTTTTGAAAAGTAGACCTTACTTTGTTTCTTTGTTCTTCTATTTTCTTTTCTGGAAAGTTTTTATCTAGTTCCATTTCCCATTCTTCTCTTTTAAATGGAAAAACTTGAGACATTGGCGTTCCTTGCTTTATTGTTCCTTTAAAATTCTTTTTTACCAAGAATGATAGATGCCCGTCTGTAAAATAGTTATCAGTATCAACAACAGCATCAATTGCCTTTAATGGAGATGGACTCTGATGGATTGGATTTGTAAAAAATGTACTATATCCAGCATTAGTCTGAACCATCCATGTAGGATGAATTCTTAAAATTTTATTACAGTAAATGTCTTTATCTATAGGCAAGTGAGAAACCTGCTCTGCCGAATGTTCACTTATAAGCATGGAATAATATTTATTCATTCCAGCAGGGAGTTGAATATTTAAGTTTCCCTCAGTTGTATCTATATATATATCACATGGAACTTTTAGAATATACCCCATTGCCATAGCATCAAAGAAGGCTTGACATTTTTTTACAGTGAGCCTCATAATTCCTCTATCAGGAACATCGTTTCCTGAAATTGCTGGCTGCTCTTTATACCATGTAGGAATATTCTTTGTTCCCTGCTCTGGCTCTGGAACAATGCTTAGCAACTGAGGATACATCTGAAGAAATTTAATAGTATTCATTATTTCCATTCTCTTTCTTATAATTATATCATAACAAATACGTTAGCATTTTTATGACCTAATCACAAGTTTATCTATATAAAATTTTAAAATATGTTTTAAAATTTAAAACATACTAAAATATTATTCTAGTGTAGGATCTATGCTAGGTAATGGGTAATCTATCTGATAGCCATCATAGACTAGGAAGTTTTCTGTAAAGAACATATCTAGTGGCTCACAGTTGATTGAAACAACCTGATGACTAATCTCTGTTATAACCAAGTCAACTATATCGATCCAAGAGTTTGTCTTTGTAGACCACAACTTGTCTGTAGTCAATAGGTTTGCAGATAAAATCATCTGAGCCACACCATCTCTTTTTGCAAGTAAATGGTGAGTTCCTGAGTATGTTTCATTATCTATCATCACAGAAACTGTTGCATTTGATAATCCAATAGCCTTGATTGTTGTTGTTTTATCTGGAACAATTTCTAAATTGTCTGGACTATTTCTCCAGGCTTTCATTTCATCTGTTGTAAATGACATACCTAATCCAGGAACATCTGCTGAAATAAGAGTGTCACCTATTTCAAGATCTGCTGCCATTACATATCCATTTGTAGTTAGGATTAGGGTCTCTGGACCAACTGAGTAAATACGGCTACCACCACCGTAAGCACCGAAAGCACCAAAGGCACCAAAGGCACCAAAGGCACCGAATGCACCAAAAGCACCGAATGCGGAGAAGGCACCGAATGCACCGAATGCACCGAATGCGGAGAAGGCACCGAATGCACCGAATGCACCGAATGCGGAGAAGGCACCGAATGCACCAAAAGCACCGAATGCACCGAATGCACCGAAAGTAGTTGTGACAGTTCCTGATGGAGCAGATGTTGCAGAGTTACCACAAGCATTTGTTGCATAAACACTGTATGTCTGTGCTGTTCCTACTTCCTGACTTACTGATACTGATGTTGATCCAGTATCTCCAGCCTTTCCATCAGAAGATGTCCAGCGGTAATTTGTAATTCCAGAACCACCATTTGATGGTGCTGACCATGAAACAGAGTCAACTCCATATGATGGTGATGATGCTGATGGAGCCCCTGGTGCTGCAGGTACTGTTGTTGCAGCAACTGCACCTGATGATGCTGTTAAGTCAGAGTTACCATTTGCATTTGAAACACGGCCCTGGAATGTATATGATGTTCCTCCTGACAATCCAGTAACATTTACTGTAGAAGATGCACCTGATCCATTTTGTCCAGCATTTGAAATTGCATAGTATGATGAAATTGCTTTTCCACCAGTACCGTTTGCTGTCATAGCAACAGTAATTAAGCCATCACCAAATCCACGACCAGAACAAGTATTTGTTACTGCTCCAAGTGTTGGTGTTTGAGGAACTGTTGTTGCTGTTATTTGGTTAGATGCTGATGAATCAGAACCTCTGCCTCCTTGAGTATTTGTTCCATATACCTTAAATGTATAGTTTGTTCCTGATGCAAGACCAGTTACAGTCAAAGGAGATGATACACCAGTGGCAGTTTTTGTATTATCTTCAACAGCATAAACTGTATAGGAGGTCGCTGCATTTGGACCAGTTCCAGTAAATGTTACTGTTGCTGCTCCATTATTATATGCTCGACCTGTTCCAACATCTGTTGCTGTCCCAATTGTTGGTGCATACGGTGCAAGGAAGTCATTTGCTGACTGTGATCTTCCACCTATATTCTTATTAACTGCCATTGGTATATCTCCTTTTTTCTACTTAAATTTATGCTGACAAGTCGCCGTATACTACCCAGGTATCTGTTGCTCTCTTGAAAAGAGTTGCTCCAGACCACTGTGTGCGTAACTTTAAACCTGGTGTTGCATTAACTGTTACTCCTGCTGCTCCTGCAACTGTAATCTGCCCCGCTCCAGTTTGTAGGATATCAATAGAAGTTCCTACTGGAAGAGCAAGTGTTGCATTTGTTGGTATTGTAAGAGTTACTGCTGATGCAGAAGAGATTTCAATTAGTGAGTCTCTTTCTGTAAGTGCTGAAAGTGTATAAGATGCTGTCTTTTGTACAATTGGTGTACGTGATACAACACCTTCTTTTGTCTGTGTACCATCTGTAAATGCAATACCTGAAGATGAAACAGTTACTGTGCCAGTAAATGTAGGTGATGCTAGAGGAGCCTTAGCAGCAAGATCTGAAGTAAGTCCAAAAATCTTTGATTGTGCAATTGCTGCTGAAGCATTAATATCACCATCTACAATTGTTCCGTCAGCGATCATTGCTGATGTAACTGTACCTGAATCTGCTGCTGTAATTGCTGTTCCAAAAATCTTTGTCTTAGCAATTGCTGCACTTGAATTAATATCTGCATCAACAATTGTTCCATCAAGAATCATTGATGATGTAATTGCGCCAGACTCAATAGATAGTGTTGAGCCAGTCTTTGTCAAACCTGAGCCAGCAACAATTGCTTGTGCTGCGTTAAACTGAGTATAGTTAACGTTGGTTGTACCAATTGTAATTGTTCCTGATGTTGACAAAATAAATCCTGTATTAGGATATGTATTTCCACCAGTTACAAAACAGAAGTCACCAGTTGCAAGTTCGCCTGCTGGATTATTATCTGCATCTGCTGCACGAGTTACAACCCACTTTGCTGATGATCCACCTACGTTAGTGACTGTATAAATACCGTTTTGTGTTGCATCTGTTTGTGCACGAAGTAATATTCTAGATCCAACAGAAACTGTTGCACCATCAATTGTTCCAATAGAACCATTTGCTGATGCTGTGATTGTTGCTCCATATCCATTTGTGCCATTGTCATAAACACCAACCAAATTACCTGATGTTGCTGCAACTACTGATTGGTGGAAATTAATTCCTGCAGAAATTCCGTCAACATAAGCCTTAGTTGCTGCATGAAGATCTGATGTTGGTGCACCTGAAAGTGTAAGCGCTCCAGTCATTGTTCCACCAGACTTTGGCAACTTAGCATCTAACTGTGTCTGAATTGCTGAAGTTACGCCATCAACATACCCAAGTTCTGTTTCTGAAACTGTTGAAGATACTGAGAGTTTTGTCCAATCAATTGACCCTGCTAATTTAGCATTTGTAACTGCTGAATTTTTAATTTCTGCAGTATCTACAGAGTCATCAGCCATCATTGTATTTGTAATTGTATTTGCAGGAAGAGTTACAGTTCCTGTAAATGTTGGACCAGCAAGATTAGCCTTTAAGTTAAGTGCTGTTTGTGCAGCAGTTGAAACTGGCTTATTGGCATCTGAAGTATTATCAACATTTGCAAGGCCAACATGTGTCTTTGTAACACCAGAAACTGTTCCTGTAAAAGTTGGATTTGCAAGAGGTGCCTTCAAGTCAAGTGCTGTCTGAGTAGCAGTTGTGATATATGTATTATCAAGATCATACTCTGAGTTTGCTGCATCCCATACAAGACCGTTTCCTGCAAGTGCTGCCTGATCTACAGTTGCACCTGAAATAGCGTTTGTAAGTTGTGTCTGTGTTACAAGTTCTGCGGTGTCTGCAATACCGTGAACATTTGTCTCATCAAGATTATGATCAGAAACTGCAGTTGAAATTGCTGTTGCTTGTGCAGTTGAAACTGGCTTGTTTGCATCAGAAGTATTATTTACCTGATCTAGTCCTACTGCTGACTTTGTAAGTTGTGATGTTGCAGTTGTAATTGCTGTATCTGTATAATCCTTTGTTGCAAGTGATGCTGTATTTGCAATACCATGAACATTTGTCTCGTCTGCGTTATGATCAGATACTGCTCCATCAGCATAATTCTTAGTTGCTAGAAGTGAAGTATCTGCAATGCCATGAATATTTGTTGTATCTGCCTCATGGTTTGAGAGTGCTGTTGCTGCTGCGCTTGCTGCAGCGTTAGCCTTTGAAGTAGCATCTATGGCTGCTGCTGCGACTGCTCCATTTGCTTTTGAAGTTGCATCTGCTGCTGAAACAGAACGTGACTCAGAAATTGCTGAAGTAACTCCTGATATTGTTGCGAGTAGTGATGTGTCTGCAATTCCATGAACATTTGTAGTTGCAGATGTGTGTGTTGCTACGGTTGCAGCAAAGTCTGCATCATTTCCAATAGATTCTGCTAGTTCCTTAAGTGTATCTAGTGTTCCTGGAGCAGCATCTATAAGATTATTAATTGCACTGCGAAGTTCTGCTGCATTAGAATAATATTCTAGGGTAGTCCATGTTGACGATCCATTGCCCATCTTAAACTTGTTTGTGTCGGTTTCAAAACCGATTTCACCTGATGCCAGAATTGGGTTTGCAGCCGTCCATTGGGCTGCAGTTCCTCTGCGCTGTTGCATTCTTGTTGTCATTTATTTTCTCCCCCTTGTACGGTTTGCGTACATTTCTATTTTTGTATTAAAATTTAACATTTTATACGCCACCGCCATCAAGAACTAAGTTAAGTGATGCAATGTCTTGTATTGCTGCCTTAACAAATGCTGTTGTAGCAATTCTTGTTGAGTCATTACCAACTGCTTGTGTTGGTGCCGTTGGATTTCCAGTAAGTCCTGGAGATGCTAGTGGTGCTTTTAAATCAAGGGCTGTTTGTGTTGCTGTTGAAACAGGCTTGTTTGCATCTGAAGTATTGTCAACATTTCCAAGACCAACAGAAGACTTTGTTAGTGCTGCTACTGCATTTGACACCTTTGTATCTGCTGCTGTTCCTGCTGTTGATATTGCTTCTGATTTAGCAGTTGCTACATTTGCTGTAGTTGCTAGAAGTGAAGTGTCTGCAATGCCGTGAATGTTTGTTGTATCTGATTCGTGTGAAGCAAGAGCATTTGCTGCTGTTGTTTCTGCTCCAGACTTAGCATTGTTAGCCTTTGTAGTAGCATCTGCTGCAGCAGTTGAGATTGCTTCTGACTTAGCAGTATTAGCCTTTGTAGTAGCATCTGATGCTGCTGTTGAGATTGCCTCTGACTTAGCAGTTGCAATATTTGTTGTTACTGTAGAGAAAAAGTTTGCATCGTCGCCAACGGCTGCTGCAAGTTCATTGAGTGTATCTAGAAGACCTGGAGCACCATCGATTAAATCTTCAAGTGCTGCTGCTGCGTCTGCTGTAAAGTATATTAGGGATGCCCAACGAGTTGTTCCATCACCAATCTTAAATTTGTTTGTATCAATTTCAAAACCGATTTCACCTGGTGACAAAATTGGATTTGCAGATGTCCACTGCGCTGCAGTGCCTCTTCTTTGCTGTTGTCTTACTGCCATTTATTTTCTCCTTATGGGGGCTGCCCATTAACTTATCTTATTATAACATCAGTTTTAATTGAAGTTATCTATTGCTATTCCACCATCTACTGTAGAGTCAAAAACTGTATCTGAAGCAAGCCCAGAATCTGTTTCTGATGTCATAGGGCTGTCAAAAAATCCAGAATCTATAAACATACTTACAATAAGGCCTGTGCCATCAATTGCTGTATCGTGAATGTGATCTGGAATATTCGTTGTATCATCAATGGTTGCCTGTGTGTACCATGAACCCTCATAGTAAAAATTAACTCTATTTGTTAGAGTATCTAACCATTGTGTACCATTAGTTGGTGAAGAAGGAGCAGTATCGCCTACAGCCATAGATCTTGAATCAACATACTCCTTAGTTGCTGCATGGGCATTAAGGGTTGGTGCCCCTACTGTTACTGCATCTCCGAATGTACCGCCGTTTGTGACGACTAACCCATTCTTGACCTTGAAGTCTTTTTCGACTGTTGCCATTTACTACTCCTTCTTCCAACTATTTTTATTTTTTATAACTTAGTCATTGTATGATAGTAATGTTGCTGCAACAAGAACTTCTGAGTTATTGTTTGCTGTTGTAACATTAAGATTATACTGTGATGATCCTGCGTTCCAAACAACAGTTGCTGTTGCTAGTGGATCTTCTGATGTGTAAATTGTGCCATATTCAACTACTGCAACATTGTTGCTTGCATCTGTTGTTGCAAGAATTTCAGTTACATGAGAGAATGAACCACTAATTACACGAACAAGGTACTTTACGCTACCCTTGTTTGTTCCAAATGAGTGAACTGTTGCTGTTGAAGCAGTTGGAACACCTGTCCAGGTTGCTTCTTCACGGCGAACCCATGTGATGTCAACTGATGCTGGTTGAATGTTTGAACCAGATACTGCATCAAGTACTCGAGAATCCTGGAAATAAAGATTTGTTGAACCTTCTTCAAGATCATCAGTTGTAGAGTCTGCCACACCGTTTTCTGCTGCAATAACAAGACCACCCTGGTTAGTCCAAGTAATCTCAATATTTTCCTTTGTAGCATTAGTCAAAAGATCAACTGCTGATACCTTTGCACGATAATCTGTGAAGTACTGGTTTGTTGAGCCTTCTTCAATATCGTCTGTTGTAAGTGCATCAATTTCAGTATCTGTGTAATTTTGTGCATCTGAAAGTGCTGCTGATACAGCGCTATCTGTGTATCCATTTGCACTCTGTAGTGCTGCATCAGCCTTAGTGGTAGCATCTGATGCTGCAGCAGCAACCGCATCTGTGTAAGCCTGTGCTGCTGAACCCTTAGAATCGTATGTATTTGAAAGGTCTAGTGCAGTAATAGCAGAAGAGATTGCTGAATTACGATCTGTTACTTCTTGAGAAATTAAATCATCTGCGTAACCTTCTGCATTTGTCTGTGCTGTTGTAGCATAACCTTGTGCTGCTGTATCAAGAGTATCAATCTCTCCATCTACATAGCCCTTAGTTGCTGCATGTAGATTTAATGTTGGAGCACCTGGAAGAACTAAGTCTCCAGTCATTGTATCTCCAGACTTCGCTACTCTTCCAGCAACTGCTGATGCTGCATCAGTTGCATAATTTGGATTGTCTGCAATTGCTGCAGCCAATTCATTAAGTGTATTTAGAAGTTCTGGTGCTGAATCTACAAGTGCTGCAACCTCTGCATCTGTGTATGAGTTAGCATCTGCAATAGCCTGAGACTTAGCAGTTGCAATTGCAGAGTTACGATTTGTAACCTCTGTTGAGATTGCTGATGAAATTGCTGAGTTACGATCTGAAACTTCTGTTGAAATTGCAGAATCTGTATATGAGTTAGAAGATGAAATTGCTTCACCCTTTGCAGTTGCAATGGCTGAGTTGCGATTTGTAACCTCTGTTGAGATTAGTCCATCTGCATAGTCTTCTGCATTTCCTTGTGCTGTTGCTGCAGAGCCTGCTGGGTCATAGTTTGAAGCAAGTCCGTCTGCGTATGACTTAGCATTTGATTCTGCTGTGCCAGCAACGGTGTCAGCATAATCTTCTGCTTCGCCCTTAGCAGTTGCAATTGCTGAGTTACGGTTTGTAACCTCTGTGTTAATTGCATCTGTAATATTTGTTGTTGTTGCTACTCCGCTATTAATTAAATCGTCGTAGACTCCTTCAATGTCAAGATTGATTGTTCCAGTGTTGTCATACAGATAACTTCCTGATAGATCTGCTGCAAGACCTGTCTGATTAATTGAAAGGTTTCCTGAGCCATCTACTGAAAGGTTTCCGCTTACGGACTTTACTAGTGTTTCTCCACCAATAAGATCAAGGATGTATTGATCTCCCGCATTTTCTGTAAGAATTACATTACCGTTGATTGTACCTTGTAGGCCCTCAACGATAAGTCCACTCTTAATCTTAAAATCTTTATTTACTGTTGCCATTTTTTATCTCCTTTTATTTATGCCTTAAGTCCCATACGTGCAAAACGTACAGTGACTGGCTTGATCGCAGGATCTGGAGTGACTGTTAAAGCCACGGTATTTCCAGTGCGAGAGACATTAATGGTGCCAATATTCCCATCATT